TTAGCCAGCCGATTTGATGATGTAAGTTACTACGCCGAACACGTCGAGAGTATCCTCACTACCGACGACTATTGGGGAATACGCGCTATTCATTGGGTTAAGCTGAACCCGCGGTTGCAACTGCAGCTTCTTAACCGTGAATTCCCCATCTACAGCGGCAATGACAATATCACCATGGACTGCGGTCCTTGAACTATCCACGACCAGAAGATCCCCCTCACCAATGCCCGCATCTTTCATGCTATCACCGGCAGCTTTGACAAAATACGTCGCGCTGGGGTGGTTAACCAGCAGCTCGTTCAGGTCGATACGCTGCTCAACATAATCCTGCGCTGGACTAGGAAAGCCGCACTGCACAAGGTCACTGTACAACGGGAGCAGCATGATCTGGCGTAACTCAACGGGCGTGTAGAACTGCATAATAAACTCGCTCACAAAATACTGTTTTTATATACAGTAGTTTCATTCACTAATCTGATCAATAGAGGTTTCAACTATCAATCAGGAGCACAGAGGGGGGAAACCAGTCACCTTTGAGCCCCTGATATTGGTTTCACTTAGTGATTATGTTGTCTATGTGCCAGCTATGAACTATCTTTTCTCAAAACCTGCTACTGCAAAATGGATATAAGATGTCACAGACGGACTTGCTGATTGTTGTTTTTACGCTGGGCATTTTAGCCTTTGGCTATTCCATATGGTTCATTTCGAACAGAATACTCTGCTCAATATTTCATAGACTTAGAAAGAATGTATGAATTGGGATGGTATAGACCCAAATTCATGGTCCTTGCTCCTCGACGTCGGAAGGTACTTACAGATCATCTTCGCTCTTAACCTATCACATCGGCATCTACTCCATGATGTAACAGCTCGGACCAGAAATATCTGGAAGCTTTAGGCATATTCCTGGAAGATAGACGAGCGCAAAGACGCACACAGCAATGATGTTATGTAGTATTTTCCCCTTGAGTGTGCCTGCTCAGGGGGATTTTTTATCGCCGTATTGTACTGGCAAATATTTGTAAATAGTCTTCACCCCCACGCCTGTCACATCGGCCACACGCGACTGGACAGGCGGTTAGTCCGGTATGTTTCTCGCGCTACTACTGCTTACGTTAACGTCTGGTAATGATCTAGCGGCGCGACGTAAAGCGGCGTTGAAAGCAATTATAGTGACCGGCCGGCGTCGGTACTTCACACGGTTAGAATGGCTCTGAAATAAAAAAACATCTTCTGGATAGCGTTCTCTTCTACGAGCAATGATCCCCTCCACTGGAGGGGTTGATTCAACACGTAGCTCCTTCAGGTGACCCTGTTTTCGTATCAGTATCAAGCCATCATCAATATCATCATATCGAATACTCAGCAGCCTTCCAGCGCTTAAACCTGTGTGAAAAATTAACGCCCACAAGTCTGCCCATGTATCTGAGATGGAAACAAGATTGCTGTTAATAGTTAAAAATTGTTCAAAACTTATTGTTTTCTTACCGTTCACGAACAAACCAAACTGTTTTCAAAACTGAAAGTACTTATTATCTCAAATGTTACATATCACGGGAAGGGCAGGAATCCTTGATCGCTGACGGCAGCAGGAAAGTATTTGTAGATCGTCTTCACCCCCACCCCTATCACATCTGCGATCTGTTGCCGGGTAGCGCCGTTCTCCAGCATTCTGCGACACCGCTCCACCACATCTTCAGTCATTACCCGGCGGCGGCCACCGACTCTCCCCTGCTCCCTCGCAGCGGCTAAACCGGCGCGGGTACGCTCGACGATCAGCTCGCGCTCCATCTCCGCCAGGGCGCTCATGACGTGGAAGAAGAATCGCCCTGCTGGCGTCGAAGTGTCGATCGAGTCGGTCAGGCTGCGAAAATTCACCCCGCGCGCCTGTAGCTCCGACACGAGCGTAATCAGATCGCGCACACTTCGGCCCAGCCGGTCCAGTTTCCAGACCACCAGCACGTCGCCCGCTCGGAGTCGCCGCAGCGCGCGTTTTAGCCCTGGCCGCCTGGCATTCTTCCCACTGGCCGTGTCTTCAAAAACCAGCTCACATTCTGCGCGGATCAGCGCGTTTTTCTGTAAATCGAGGTTTTGATCCCCTGTAGAGACCCGTGCATAGCCAATCAGCACTATCTAACTCCTTGAAATAGCTGATTGTAAAAAGCCGCGGCCATTCGCTCAAACCCTCGTTTGGGCGAAGCCTCTTTTTTGGAGCAAAAAACATGGCAGCAGATGAACTGAATCCGCCGCTGGGAACAACCACGCCTGAAATTTTCCTGGATAACGTTAAACGGGCCGATCGGCTGGTGAACGGGCCAGAGGAGACGGTCGATGACCGAGGAGGGAAACCGCTGGACACCTGGCGCCAGATGATGGCGAAAAACGATGAGGTCAGACAGAACCTTATCCCGCTCAGTAAGCAATACCAGACGCTGGCAGCGGCGCAGGCGGATATCGCGGAAATTCCGGTGGGGTCGACCACGTATTACCGCAGCCCGGACGACAGCGCCCTCGCGATCGAGGTCATGAACGTTGGCGGGACGCTGACCGCAACCGGACGAAAAATGCCGTCCAGTCAGGCTGTAGATTCAGTGAGGGGATTAATAGACAGCCAGGGCGAAAATCCATTTTCAGTGGTGTTTAAAAATGGTCTTTCACCGTTCGGCTACAAAGACGGGCGACTGTATGCTGATGAATTTCAGAAGCTCTATTCTTCAGATGCCGGGTTAGAGTTTGGCGGCAGCATCATTGATAACAATCCGCCGGATGGATGGCGTTTTGTCATCTACTATCGAAATGGTCTGGTGATGTGTGGTCAACGGAATGACGGCTCGATGATCGGTTTCGGTGAGGGCGGCAGCGGTGGCGGCTCGATTGAGCCAGGCGATACGGCAGCGGACTATGATTCCATCCGCAACTACACAGGCACGGCAACGGTGCGGGATGTCATAGGTCAGCGTACCGGCGGCCGCTTCGTGGTCAACCCGGATGATACGACCTCCGGGGAAATACCGGGCGGGATACTGGTCGATGTGCTGGGACGCCGCTGGTATCGCCAGGCGGAATTTGTCAGCTATGACATGTTTATGGCCCCCCGCGTTCCAGGTGCTACGCTCCTTGCTGTGCAGGTCGCTCTGGCGATGGGCAACCGTTCATCCGCGATAGCATATCTGTCAGGCGTTGAAGCTGCCGATGCCGCTATCCAGAATGCTCATCGTTATGCGAACCTGCTCAATATCCCGGTTCGTCAGAATGATGGTGCCTTCCTGGTATTAGTTGACCATGAAGCAGAGGTTCGCACAAACACGTCTCTCGGAGGGTCGATAATTTTTACCTCCGCTGACTCAGGTGTTAACGAAATCCGCTGGGGGCCACTGCGACTGCTTGATCCTACAGCGCCTGAGCCAAAACGTATGTTCAATATCAAGGGGAAAGAACGTATTGAACTCACTCCTGCTGAGCTGGCTACGTTCAACACCAGTTACTCTCAGTACCTGAAAAAAGGCTCTAACTATCTGCCGTATCCGAAACTGTATCATTATTACGGCGGGATGTTCTATGCGCTTTCTAATGAAGTGGAGATTTACCGAAACGGAAACAGGGATAACCCTCGTGACCGGGTTTTATACCGTGAATTCTCCCGTATTGGTAGAAATGGCGCGCTGACGGAACGGATTGTGAAAGATATTCCGACCGGATCAGTTGGCTACGCTGCGATTATCCCGAAAGAAGATGATTTTCTGGAATTTGAATGCCCGCATTTTATTGAACTGGGCGACAGTCGTCGATTCCTGAATATCGAAGTCTCCAGGCCGATGGTACGCATTAAAAACCTGGTGCATACGTCGTGGCAAACAGCTTCAACAAGTCTCGAAAGCCGCGTGGTTATTTCTGCTCGCGAAGTTTTTGACGTCTTTTGCGAATACGGAGAAACCACCTGTCACCCGGCGGAGAACGGCTCATATGTCATCTGCATTCGAGATACCTGCAACGTGCATATCGATAACTATTACGGACTGCATGGCTGGGGGTTTCAGGGGCATCACGGAATAAAGGGTTTATACGGCAACAGAAATACGTTTAACCGCGTTGATTTCCACAGCTTCGGGTACGATGTTTTCTTCAAAGATCTGACTGTGAAAGGCAGGCAAATTAACCTGCAGGGAGGTAATGAGTGGTCGATAGAGAAACTTCGCCTGTATATCACCCGCACCAGTGGCGATGCAATGGAGTATTTCCTTAACTACGCCATCGGCATGAGGCAGGACTATGCCAGTGACTGCGATGGCATTCTCAATATTGATGGTGTCACGGTGATGTGGGACAGAGGGCTACCCGCATGGTACAACACGACCCGGTCATTTGACCTTGTCAGAATTATCGATACAGCCAACTCTCTTGATCAGGGCATCGACAGCAAACTACCGCCTTCCATCACCATCCGCAATATGGTTTTTGATCTCGCCGGCATCCAGACCGGAAGACCGAATGACAATTTTGAGTTCTGCGCTGTTACGGCCTTACGTTCTCAGTTTACCGACTACGCGGTAACTGGACGTAAAACGCTGCTACCCGACAATATCACCGTTGATGGAATGACGGCTATTAACGTCCAGCCAACACAGAACGCTGTCATGTGCGGCATCAAATTGCCTGCCGACCTGTATCAGAACACTGTGGGCTCACGCAACAAAAAGGGCAGTGACGGGACGAACGCCCGCATTACGCTGCGCAACCTGCACAGCGTGATCAACAATCCTTCCATCGAGCTGGCCGCAGCCCAGACCGTCGATATTCCGGGAGACGCGGCAAACTGGACCGCTGATTACCTGAATAGTGATTACAGCTGGATACCGCGGATTACCCTGGAAAATTGCATCCCGGCAATTATCCATGCTCCAGGAGCAAAAGCTGTTGTCGATATTCATGGCGGCAAGCTGGCGCGGGTCTACACCAACGGCAATGGCAACCGCTGCCGGGTCACCGGTGCTGATATTGAGCTGATCCCTGATGCGTCGGGTGTGACCTATTTCGCAGCAGATAAAACGCTGGTGACGGGCTGTTCATGGCTGAACCCGGCCAGTGGTGCAACCTATCCTGGCACGTTGCGTGGTTCTGGAAACGAAATGATCGGAGAAAGTGCTAAAGCACCAAACCTTCCTGCAAAAGCTTTTATTGAGGAATAATAAATGGGTAACGGAACACGAATTTTGTTAAATGCAGACGGAATTATTACTGACTGGGCGAAACAGCATTTTGAGCCTGTATCTTCGCCTCTGTCAGCAATAGCAAATCCGAAGGTTGCATTTGATTTACTGACTCCGGTGGATAATTCGCGTCATGGTTTTTCTGTGCAGCAGGGTGTGCAGAAACTGAAACAATACGGGCTTGAATTTCCCGGAACCGCTGGCAGTCAGACCACGTTTAAAGAGCCAGGACTGACTGGGCTTTCCTTCCTGACGGCCTTTCGTTTGAGCGCAGTTGATGTATTTCAGTATGTGCTCGATTGCCGGGATTTGACGCCCGGATCAGGTCATGGTTTTGCCATTACATTCAACCCGACCGGGCAGAGGCTGGAGCTGCGAGTAGGATGGCCTGACGGAAGTCAGGGAATTTATTATCAGTCAGGGATGAGTATTATCGTCAATAAGTGGTATGTGGCATGTGGTGTTATTTCCCCTAACCGAAACCATAAACTCACGCTTTCCGACGGCACTGCAATCGCCGCCAGCCCGGCAGGTTATCTTGCAAACGTAGCAGGTAGCCCGCTGATGCTGGGAGCCAGTGCCGCTGGTTCGTCAATGCTGAAGGGAGATATGGGATTTTTCGGCGCCTGGGGTAATGAATTTACTGCGGGGGATATCGCGACCGCCATTGCACTCGGTATCAATATCATGACAGGCAGGGGACAGACGGTATGACGCGGATTACTGTTAAAATCGATACTGTTTCTTCCGTAACTGTAGTGTTTTACAGACAATCCGATAGCTGGGAGAATTTAAACCAGTATGAGCGTGACGATATGATCTCCCGGTGGGTAAATGAAAACACTGAGGCACAAAGAGCTCTCAATGGCAGCACTGGCTACCTTCTCAGCTGGAAAAGTGAATAATTAAAATCTCCCCCGGAATCTTTCCGGGGGTTGATTTTACGTTTATTGATCTACGCGGCTAGGGTTATACCGGTCTAATTTCACTTGAAGAATATCGGCAGGGCAAGCGCCCGCGCGATTGCTCCAGCAATGGCATACCCTCCCGTTGATGGGTCTGGGTGTAACCCATCCCCTATCATCCATGGTCTGTCTGATCCAGCTGCGTAGTCTTCGTGTTTCTGACCGAAGGACGCCTGCAGGTTCAGAAAGGCCACATCACGATCATCCCGCGCAATCTTATACATCACCTCCGCGTAAATGGACATGGGAATACTGTTTCCGCCGTCGCGGTTATTTTCCGCCGGACAAATCAGCAAAATATCAGCCTTTGGCCGCACAGAACGAACCCGATCTATCATCGTGAGAATATTAGCCCGGAATGTTGCGGCAGATAGCTGCGCGCCCTGGTCGTTCGTTCCCAGCATGATTGTCACGAGGTCGGCCCCGAGATTATCAAAAGCATCAAGCCAGCGCTGATCCATTGCGTTGACCAAGTGATTGGTATGAGAACCACTACCCCCCATTTTATGAACCAGGACACCCGACATGGTTTGATTGAGGATATTCGCTCCGTACAACGTCACCGGAGGAGTGATAATCGTAAACGTTACTGTGCCGCTACCGGTTGTTGGTAACGCCAGCGGGATAATCTGCATCCCGGCGGGATGAGCCGACAGGTCAATCGTGACGGGGTAAGCCATCCCGGTTGCCTGGCACTGAATAACACCAGATCCCCCCTCGGCAAACAGGAACGAATCAAAACCCAGCGCAAAATTCTGGCTGTAAGAAATCGTTGCTCCGCTTGCACTTGCTGTCACAGACGAAATATCCGGGCCATGCCCTGTGTTGTAAGCGCAGGAAAATCCGGACTGTACAACTGATGTACCCATAACATCAGTATTATCGCCGTTAGGATCAAAACCAAACGAACGCCAGCCGTACCCAATGGGGGGGACAGTTGCGGCCGTGCCTGCACTATTGAAATAGCGCCAAAGGATTTGTGCCACTTTCAGCACATAACGTGGTGACGTTCTGGTGTAGCTGTCTCCCATCATCGCAACGATAAGACGAACGGCATCACCAAAAGACATTTTAGTCATCCGCATATGCGTTTCCCGAAGACGCTCAATACCAAAAACATCCGGGACCGCTTCTGATACAACTTCAGCGCCTTTCACTTTGACAGGCGTGCCGTCAGGCATTTCTGACAGGTAATAGAACGCGTATTCCTCAAATGCAGTGGCGCTGTCTCCTTTCTCAACCTGGGCTTCTACATACCGATCCGAGCCAAATGTAATTCTCACATAGGCAATTTCCGAATCAGTAACGAACGAAGTCAGTGCCTGAGTGGAGGATGCATCCGTACGGATAAACGTTTTACTGGCGTTATAAAACGTAATGAACCTGGCGCCGACACGAAGTACGTAAGCCGTGCTGAATTCAACGGGAATATAATCTGAGTACACGTAACGTGAGTCAGGGGATATAACAGTGCCCGATTCATTAATATACCCTGATTGCACGGTCGCCCTGTTAAACAGGTTTTTCCCCAGTACTATCAGTCCATGCTTTACAAAATCAATATCGAGCTGGTCTGCGTCAACAATATCTCCAGGAATTCGGATCTGAAAACCGTCAGGCAGTGCTTTGCGCATGACATGCACATAGTCTTCAACGGGCGGCAGTACTGACGCTCTGGCGACAAACATCGCATCTTTGTTTGAAAGAAGAGTGGTTATTCTCACATACGCTGCCGATGCAGGCGCAGTGACAACATTAACTGCTGAAACAGACGAAAGATGTTTTTTGTCCGAGTCGTAGAAGTTAATGAAGCGCATCGACCGGCTTGAATTCAGAACATCACCCGACGACACTTTAATGTATTCCGAGGTGATGTATACGGACCCACTGGCTGCCGGAACCGGGAACCATGCACCGAACTCATTGATATAACCATCAACCACTTTGTGCTTATTGAACAGGTTCGTACCGGGGCCGTAGAGGTCTGTTTCCGTCAGGGCTTTTACCGGTTCAGAAAAGACTACTGGCACACCTGAATATTCCGATGGGGCCTTTGATTTAAACGGCTGAAATTCGGTGGCCTTATTATTCTTTTCCACCATGGTAACAGACGCCACGACAGCAGGAATTTCTATCCGCATATACGCGGCATTTGACGGTAACGTCAGCGGATTGACAGGTTTTGTTGAATAGGACGAATCATACTGGCGGCTGATAAACACGCCTTTCGCATCATAGTATGTAGCTGCTTTCCACGGATGATCGACACAATAAGGCTGAGTCGGGTCAACAGGAATGTATCCCGATACGGTCATGCTGGTATCAGAGTCTGTAAGAATTGTGCCGATACTGGAAAGATGCACGCCGGGCATAGCGTCGGCAGGATTGAATAAGTTTTTACCTGCAGTAAAGCCCAGCGTTCGATAGGAGTTTGTCGGCGCTCCTTTGATCTTATCCCGCAGTACTGCCTGATATGCCCGATAGGGCATTTCGCCAGCACCAAACGTTACCTGATAGGTGTCGATGTTTACCAGCGGTACCGAAACAATAAAATAGGCAGTGCCGGCAGGCGCTGTAAATGCAGTAACAGATGAGAGATCAGACAGATAATTGTCGTTACCATCAAAAAATGTCACTACACGAGTGAGAAGCCTGGAAGTATAAGCTCCCCCGGCCACGGCAGAGATCTTTTCTGAATAGCAGTACTCAGGATTTTCCCTGGGGATCCCCGTTCCCTCAAAAAGATAGAACCCGGAGATCACCGCTCCCTTGTTGAACAGGTTCATGCCGGGGCCAACAAGACTGGGGATAATCCCTTCTACGGTTTTCTGTGAAACCATACGGCGCCCGGTAGGCTGCAGCGTCCCGCCAACGTTCATCACCTCGATTGCGAGCGCACTGTTACCCGGGCTGCGGTAATACGTGGTCGAGCCCACCGGAATATTCACGATGTCTGCCTGCGCCGCTGCCAGCGTCTGATACTGCTTACTGAGCGGGATGATGTTTTGCCGAACTTCGTCATTCTTAGCCATCATCTGACGCCACGTATCGAGCGGTTCACCTGCGCGGTCGTTAACCGTTCCGGTCGGACCGTTCACCAGTTCGTCAGCGCGCTTGACGTTATCCAGGAATATTTCAGGCGTCGTCGTTCCCAAAGGCGGGTTAAGTTCGGCCATGTTTTTTGCTCCAAAAAAGGCGTTCGCCCAAACGAGGGTTTGAGCGAAAAGAGTTAATTAGGGGTTGTTATGGGGTATTACGCGACGTCGCCGGGGTATGTAGCGTCGTCGTAGGCATAGAACGATTCGAGGTATTCTTTTGCGGTGACCTGGCAGGTTCCGTCAGACTGCGGGGCGATCTCCTCTACAATGGCGTCGTAGACGTGGCGCGTTGAGCCGCAGAACACCAGGCGGATCGGCTCGATGGTTGCCGACGACAAGTCAACCTTCATCGGGTCATCAAACTCGCTCAGGTGCGGGACTGACAGCTGAAAATCACCCACCCTGCTTGCCACAATCAGCCCGGATGCAGAGCCATCCTGATAGCGGATCAGCGCGCGGGGATTTTCGAAAGACCAGTCAAGCGGCTCCGTGACGGTGAACGTTGTCACGCCACCCGCCGTTGTCATCGCCTCCACCAGACAGGAAATCGTGTTGTTACCCGGAATATCATCCGTGAGCACAATGCGATCACCCGTGTTGTAGCACAGCGCGTCCAGCTCGGTAGTGGTCTGGAACGTCACCCGCTGCTGCAGGTATTTCATCAGGCGGCGCATCCCGATTTGGTAGGCGTGATCCTGATTCAGTACCCCATCGAGTTTGTAATTCTCTATTTTCACCGGCGTGGGATTATCAGGCGTCCGGCATTTAACGGTCTCCTCTGCCCAGGTAGTCCCATTGATGTACGTCACGTCGACACCATCAAAATCATCATCTGAGGGCACGGTAAATCCGCTCTGCAGCTCCTCCACCATCTCATGCGGAGTGATCACGCCGGTCCAGGGTTTAATCCCCTCACGGTTGACCGTCGCCAGGCCATCGCTCAGCAGAAAACGTGACTTCCCGGCATTGGCTATCATCTGCAGCATTTCCAGCGCCGAGATACTGTCTCCGGTAGCGTAATCGAAATACTCGCCCCGTGGCGTCCAGTACGCGGACTCCAGCGCGTTGATGGTGTCGACATCCATCTCCAGCCCCAGCGAGTTCCCGACATGCAGCAGCGCCCCAGAAATGGTTCTGGCCGTTCCTGAGTCATAGGCCCGCGTGGCCACAACGTTTACGCGGCGGTCCGACTGAGCCGCCAATTTGCCCCCCGTCTCAACGGTCACCGCCATCAGCGACACGCCGGGATAGGATGAAGGGCGCGTCAGCAGTCGCCCACGCAGTGCCTGCCAGTACATCGAATCCCTGGCGTTGTTTGAGCCCTGCTCATTGCGCCGGCGACAGCGAACCTCTACCAGCCCTGGTGAGCTGAGGGTGATCCGCTCAGTGAATCCCAGCCCGTTGACGTTTTTAAGCGCATACTCTCCCTGGTGACTCACCCACCCCGATCCGGAACCGTAGACGCGATACTGAATCTCCCACTCAACATGCCGAAGCCGCTTTTTCCCCTTGCTGTCAAAGCCACAGATGCCGTTCGGGAAGGAGAAATTCACCTCGAACATATCGACGGTCTCATTTTCAGGGCAAACCAGGAACGGCCCCAGCCAGCTCAACGTGTCGTTAAGACCAGTGGCCTCATAGTCGATCATCGTCCGGGCGGTGAATCCCGGCCATGACTCATCAACGGCACCATTAACCAGGCGCGCCACCGTCGCCGTTGTGCCGTCGGTCGAGACAATGCGGTACTCATTCCCGCGGTGAGCAAGTGAAAGCCGTTGCACCCCCTCCGGCATGCCGGAAAAGGCTGTTCCCGTGGCGCTGTTATAGGCAAGCGTCACATTCGCCGTTACCGCCGGGCTGCCGCCGGTTGATGCCGTGCCGGAGGTGTAAACCGGAGCATCACCGAAAACAACTGCAGGCAGCGAAGAGGACGTGATCGCCCCACCCGCGAACGGACTGGCCGACTCGGTTATCAGTACGGTGCCGCCGTTGTCCTGTGCAACCAGGCCGGAGCCAGTGAGTCCCTCGGTGATGGCCGCCAGCAGTCCCGACATCGAGACGTAGTTAGCCACCAGCGACACCGGGTAGGTAACCCCCTGCCAGGTGATCGTGAACGTGCTGGAGCTGGTCGAAAAATCGTAGGTGGTCGGGGCCGCACTGGCCTGGAGTTTTGCTGCACTCCCCCCGGTGCCGGGCACTGCAGCCTGGCCGGGGGTATATGACGCGATAAACAGATCGTAATCGACTGAGTTAAACCCCAGCGTTACCGGCATACCTACTACCGGCGCGATCTCCGTCAGCAGCGGGCTTGCGATAACGCTGTATCCAGCCGCCGTAGTGATCTGGTAGTTCGCCGGGGCTTTCAGTTCGACCACTGCGCCAGCGACCCAGCTGGGCGGTAGCGCGTTTTCGTTCTCGTCGTCATCGCCGTCATCCGTGTCCAGCCCGGTAAACGTTACGCTCGAACCTGATACGGTCATGCTGTCTGCGATAATGTCGTCTGCGTCCGGCGACGTCTGGGCCATGTCCAGCCCGGTGCCGGATGATGTCCCTCCGACCTCCGTACTGTTGACCCAGTTTTCACTGCGCTCATCGCCGGAAACGTCCGCGCCTGGCGGAAAATAGGTGCCGCTGAAACCCGGCAGCGTTGAAGCTGGCGTACTGCCTACCCTGATATCGCCAGTGGTATAAATCAGTTCACCGACACCGAGACACAGCAGCATCTGGACGCGCATTTTCGTAGGATCGGCGGCATCAAACCGGGTCACAGGCTGGACCACATAATCAGGGTAGATACGCACCCGGCCAAAAACTTCTCGAATAGCATCACCGAGTTTTGCGGTATTGCCCCGCGCCGGATTCAGGTCGAGACTCCGCCCTGTGGATGAGGTATAGCCGCCCGTATCAATGGTGCTCATCAAAACAAGCGAATAGGCTGCAGCGGCAACGGAGATACCGATACCGATCCACGCGATTGTGGCGGCCTCCAGCCCGAATGGAACCGGATAAAGCCTGACATCACTATCAGGGCGAATCACGCAGGTGGCCCACTCACCTGGCGGAATTGACTTACCCTCAACCTCAACGGTCAGCGGTGGGACATCCCGGTCGGTATAGTTTTCGACATTGGTAACCAGCCAGCTGCGAATGCTCGTAACACCATGCTCATGCGTTTCAAGTGGTTCTCCGGGAAGCCGGGAAGGATAAAAACGAATGGTCATTGCCAGAACTCCACGCGAACAAAGCGCCGCTTAAATCGCGGCAACGGCAAAAAAGTTACGTTCGTGCCTGGGTTGCATTCCGCCACATGCAACAGACCATCGATACTGACTACGATCCCTACATGGGTGACAGTCGACCCGGAATAACAGGCCACCCCGGCCCCTTCGCAGGGTTCGCAGCGCTCCAGAGTAAGCATCATTCGACGCGCCTCCCGATCGAGGCCGCCGTCGTCTTTCGTGACCCCGGCAAAATCAGGCCAGAGAGGCAAGCCCAAATCGCTGCGTATCTCGTTCACAATGCCGAAGCAGTCGAGCTGCGGGTATACTCGCCCGCCCTTCAGCCAGGTGACTGAACGGTATTTATCAGGTGCAAACATGATGGATTCCTTAGCTGATATAACGCAGTCCTGGGAAGACAGGGAGCGTGTAGCGGTAACGCGGCCAGGCGGTATCGAGGATATTCATGTAGCCCGCAGTGATCTGAACCTCTGTCGCCGTCCAGGAGCCCGACTTGATTTTCAGCGTATACGGCACTGCCGCAGGCGCTGCTAAATCCGTAGAGATATAACTCCGGTACGTCAGCCATGCAGGCAATCTGTTAGCCAGGGCATAGCGGATCGCCGTGGACACAACACCATCGATATTGCACAGGGCAAATTTCAAATCTTGCGTACCGTCCACATTGCGCGCCGGCAGCGCAATGTCTATCGCACAGGCGGTAAACGTTACGGTATCGCCGTTCTCCGTCGTTGCCGTGATGTTCTCGTAACCCTGGCAAAGGTAGTGAACATCAGAGCCAATGGTGATCTGCAGCGTTTCAATGATCACCTCCGGGCCGCTGCTGGCGTAGAGGCGTTTAATCTGCGTCATGCTTCGGCCACTCCTTATTCAGCGCAATATCCAGCAGTGAGCTGCCGACGATCCATTCCGGGTAATTACCCCATGGGGCAGGAGCAAGGGGGCGTTCCCATAATTCAAGCGTCGCCGTGTACTTCCAGTAAATCGGGGCCACCAGCACCGGCCCCTGATAAATATCTGTGAAGCGGCATTTGTAAAACTTAATGCCCGCCGGCGTCTGCAGCTTCATCATGAACCACGTTGCCCCGTCAGATAACGCATCACGGAACCAGGACTCAAACGCCAGGCCCTGCGCATCGGTTTCCATAAACCAGGTGATGCTGGCCTGCGTCGGCGTGGACGTAAAAGCTCGCCTTTGCCTCGCGCGACCGGTGGTTAACTGGGTTCGTTTTAACGGGCTCACAGGCTGAAATCCGTATCCTTCCTGTAATGGCATAGGGAGGCTGTCATGTGGGTAGTAGATATCAGTCATGCAGTCTCCCGATAAAGTATCTCGAATAAAATTTCACCATTAACCTCAGGAGGGTATTTATTTCAGAATAAAGCACGATGGAATCGAAGAAATCTCTGATTTTTTGGTTCAAGTTAACGAAGATAAAAATCTTATTAAATCGAAACAAACACACAAGGCGATATATTTACCAACTCACCTCGAGAGCTAAAATAAATCAAAAAAAACAGCATTATCAATATATTAACTTTATTAACTTTAATGTGAGTTTACATTATTTCGGCACAACCCCATATCAAAATAAAAAATGGCGATGCGCCGACAGACAATATACGTCAATGTGACTGCTTGTTTAAAAGCAACTCCTGAAGAAGAAGCGCAATAGAAACAAAGATCAAAACCCCACAAAAAACAATTTTTGCAAAATCATAGTTAAACACGGTTGTAAGCGTATCATTATTATATAAGTGATTATGCCTATAGGAATAAGTTGTGTAGATATCATCGCATATTTCAAGAATTCCACCGACTATCAAAACAAGCCAAAGAAATGAAAACTTCACTCGGACCTCCTTACGTTTACGTCTCCTATTGAAGATAAGTCCGCCAATAAAAAGAGGAATCATAAAAGCTATGAAGTCTTTAAATGTAAATGTTAACAACGCTTCCATTAATAAGATCCTTGTGTTTTCTTGCACCTACTCAGATTGTTAGACTTACCTACCTAATCAAGTCTCAGCTAATGCAGTTTAGCTTACCTAGGACCGTGTCGTGTATAGTTTCCTTTTAGAGCGTTGCCAAAAGCTCCTTGTGGCATGGTAACCTCCTTTGTGAGTTCACCTTTTAACTGCCTGGAAAGCTGTCGATTATTCTGATTGAGTGTAGCGCTCAACTGCTCCGGAGTAATACCCTGGAGATGAAACTCCTGATTAATCGGCGCGTGTACAGTTGTTTGCCTACGGTTATCGCTGTTAACGTTCTGAACACCAGTACCAAACCCTGTACGCCCCAGAGTTGCATCAAGCGGTTGGCCATTTCGAAGTGCCTCAAGCTGAGACACGCCGATCCGGTTCGTTGATGCCTGGTCGAAGACGTACTCTCCTTTGTGAACAATACCCGCGGGCTGATACTTACCACCGGGGCCGGTGTAACCGCCGGAGGCGAAGCCAACCCCTGAAACAGCCTGAATATTTGAGACGATACTGGCAGTCTGCGCAGCGATTGAGGCCATAGCGATGATGTTGGCCGGATAAGGCGCGCTTACTGCCCCACTTGCTATAGCCTGCTGGATTTTCACCATAGAGTCAGCGATAGCGAATGCCTTGCTCGCAGCAAAAGCAACCTTGTAGATTGCCGATTGCTCACCAAACCCCGTTCGCATGATTTCAGCGGTGCTATCAAACAAGGACTGCGTGGCCGCAGATATGATGGTGTTTTTCTGAGCCTCTATGACCTGATTTGCATCCGCCGCACGTTGACGAATAGAGGTCATTCTGGCCTCACCCTCGGCAGTTATTTCACCGGCCTTCGCATAAGCTTCCTCCTGAGCTGCCAGCCAGCGCTGGAGCTCTTGCTGAGCCTGGTCATATTCGTTGATTTGCCCCTGCATCCCCTCAAAAGTTCCAGAGAGTCGCCCTCCTGTGGGTGTCAGGTTTCCTACAATATTACGAACCGTCGAGGGCAGTTGCATATCGGTGTTTTGATAAATATCTGCCCGCATTTTTTCATATTCACCGGGTTTCAGTTGCCCGGTTGCTTTGGCTTTCTCCAGCAGTTCAAGGCGGGTTTTAAGCAGATCGTTGGTCCGCTCATCCTTCGTCTTTACCTGTTCCTGCATCTTCCGGTAATCGTCCAGGGTTTTTACGGAGTTTTGCAGTGCCTCCTGCTGCTTATATGCCTGGAGGATTTCATCTGAACGGGAAAGGATCGACTTCTGGTCAGCGGTGAGCTGCGTTTTAGATTTGAGGTCAGCAATCTGCTGCTCGAACTTGATCCGTGCCTGTGTCGCGCTGTTAAGCTTGTCACTGGCATCCAGCTGGGACTGCATGGCGATAGTCTGCTGGTTTATCTGATCAAGCAGCCGGGTTGCTGCGTCCTCTGTATAAGCTTTTTCTTTGTGGGTCTTAGGCTGCCCAGCTTTTTTGGCCTGCTCAAGTTCCTTTTCCCTTACAGCAATTAGCGCATTGGCCTGATCGATTGCTTCTTTATTTCCTGAGAAAGCAATTTTTCTGGACTGTGCTCTTGCCTCCTTTAACCGGGCTTCTGCACCGGCAACCCTGTCTGCCGCCAGATACTCCTTATTAATCCAGTCTACGGAATTTTTTACCGCCTTATTACCTTCAATGGTAAGTGTGTTCATCGTGGTTTGCAGATCTAATGCCTGGCCGATAAACCTCATCGTAGGGTCAATTGCGCCACCAAGCGCTACGTTTTGCCTACCCTTATCCGCTGCTGTGTAATAATTTTTGACCTCAATAGCTGCAGCTGTCCACGAATCACCTATTTTCAGGATCTCCCGTCGATGCTGATCAATATCAGCATTCAAGGCGGTGAAATTAGCAGAATCCTTGTATTGGGCTACCTTTGTCCTTGCCTCGTCATAACTAAAACCAACGTCGATAAGCTTATTTATTGCTTCGCTCGCACCGTCATTAGTCGTTATAAACATACTACCGACTTCATCGATCGTCTGACCCGTCTTATCAGATATAGCAACCATATTGAGTGCAAGTCGCTCAGCAGCATCTCCATTAGCGCCAAGGGACGTTGTGGCTATTTTTGTGGCAGCATCAATTTCCTGTCGGTTCTGATAGACGGCATAAGTTAGCAACCCAACTGAAGCAGCTGCTACGCTATAGGGATTAACCAGGCCCATGACATATGTGCCAACGCCCTTAATCGCTGGCCCAATGCCGCCAAACATATCTTTGAGCTGACCGCCCTGCTGCATAAGAACCATAAACGGTGACTGCCCGGTAGAAAGACCGACAACGATATCGGTCATCTGAGCAGGGATCATGCGCATAGCGTTGGCAGTCTGAGCTGCAGATTGGCTTGTTTTACCCAATTGCGCCTGGGTTTTCTCCAGAGCATCGCGGGATTCTGCAAGTTTACTGTTGAGGCGATCGTAAGCCAGGGGCGACAGCATCCCGGATGTTTTAGCTGTATCCAGCTGGCGCTGCTGCTCGTTAAGGCGACGGAATGCTTCACCTACGGGATCTATTTGGGCCTCAAGACGACGCAGTGCATTTACCTGCTCATCATGTGCTTTTACAGCCTCGCGCTCGGCTTGTGCTTCGCCAGTGACTTCCCGACGAGTCTCCTGAAGTTTTTTGCTGTATGCATCATATTGGGAAGTATTAATTGCGCCCGATTTAAAGGCAGTATTCAGTTCACTTTGTTGTTGTTCAAGATTGCGAAGAGCAGCTGCCAGAGGGTCGATTTTATCGAGCATTCTCTGGAATGCATCAGCCTGCGCCTCCTGCTGCACAGCAGCCAGTTTACTGGCCTTCTCTGCTTCTCGTTGAGCTTGTGCAACACCACTTAGTTCCTCAGTGGTGTCATTCAGCATCTTAGACAGCGAACGAAACTCTTCCTCGTCAATTAGACCCTTATCGAAGTATTTTTTTAGCTCACTATAGCGGCGACCGACTGTATCAATTGCAGCACCAACCGGATCAATGGCTGCTCGTAATTTATTGAGAGCATCTTTTTCATCGTCAGTCGCTTTTGTCACTTTGAATATGCTGGTTACGGCCTTATCACCAGACTGAGTCATCTTATCAAGCGCAACAGTAAGGCTGTCAGCCTGCTTCTCTGCCCCGGAGCTGTCCAGGCGTATCGCTAGCCGTGATTCTTGTTCTGCCATTTACCTTATCTCCGGGCAATAAAAAACCCGCCGATAAAGCGGGTTAGGAAATACTTAAAAAATGATAATCAGTGAAGGCTATCTTCATCCCTCGATTGAGTTACTGCAATTTAACGCCTCCCATAACAAACCGTTTGTCATCTTTGTTATAGGCTTCAAAATTTAAGGATTTCCCTTCATTGGATCTAACGATATTTACTTCACCATTGTCGCCACCGACGCCTTTCATTGTGAAGGTAGTTGTCTCCTGACCCGCAAAGGTGTTACTGCTGATATCGCTTTGATAGTAAGCCTTGCCGTCAATAATCATATCTACCATCCCGTTGTTATGCAGGTACAGCTTGGTATGATGCCACTTCCCCGTCCCGGTTAAACCGCCAGTGAGGAATTCACAGTTAAAGGAAACATCGCCTTTTTTACATTCCGACGTTATTTCCTCTTTCCCCGTAGCTATCATCTCAGCAATTGAAGGTGGGTCTTTAGGGGGGAGTAGTTTTGATATTTGAAACTTGTCATCACAGCCCAACAATGCCATTAAACCAAGCCCGACCACCAAAGCCCTTTTCACATCCCTATCCTCATCATTAACATTTGCTCACAGGTTAGCACAGGAAAAGATAGGGACAATGATATGACTACTTCACTTTTGCCTGTCTTTTCTGCTCTTCAGCCCACTCAACTCTCCAGGCATCATCGAGGGCCAGTATTGCTGCGTCAAACTCAATGCGGTCGATCAGGATGGTGCGCGATGCCAGGTAAAGCTCAATATCATTCAGGGATAGAGGGAGCGGCACTCCGGCCATGCCGGCATACTTCCTGCCGCGCGATATCATGGCGTAAGCGTTGAGGATCTCCCCAGTGACCGCATCGATTTCAGGCTCTGGAATGGGTGGGAGATTTAGCTTCTCCCTGCGCCACTTTGCTTTCTCGCCCTGCTCGCCAGCGAAATCCTTTAGCCACTTTTGGGCCTCTATGGCTTTTTTACGGTTTCCTGAGTCTGCTGCTCCTTACCCTGAGCAATGTTTGCCGCCTCAGCCAGTATCAGCCAGTATAGCGCCGGGTGCTGTTTCAGCATGGCAGCCCCAAGTTCTGGGGTGTAGTCGAGAGCAACCTCTATGCCGTCGACTAACTTACCTACTCCCTCCCAGCCTTTCAGCAGGAACCGAGCGGCGTTATCGATCAGCAGGTCATCAACAGAGTCTATATCGTCCACGCTGGCGAGATTAAAATCCGTTGTCCCCACCTTATAACCTGCGTCCATCTTATCGATGTGGCGGCGCACCAGCGCGTTACGAGAGCGATATTGCGGATTCTCGCTGCTGGCCACCAGCAGGCGAAGTTTGAACAGCGATTCTTCTTCCGGCGAGAATTCCTTTTTGCTGCCTTCTGGCTTTTTGTAGGGATAAAACCAGCGCTCGCCATTTAAATCAATTTTCGGGGTAACAATCAGCATAAAAAACTCCATAAAAAAACCCTCCAAAGAGGGCCAATTTTAATCACCACCGCCATTAGTGGCAGGAACGCGGGTAATAGTTGGCGGAGTATTGGCCGCGGTGATATCCAGCTGAACCTGAACAATGTCAGTGCTCCCCGCATCCGGCCAGTCGCCGGAGATCTGCACTTCCGGGAAATCGAAGGTATAGGCGCCTTCATCATTCTCCAGCGTGAAGCCAAACGGCACCGTTTCGCCGGTGAACGTTTTTTTGTAAACCTCCCAGGCAGCCTTTGACCATGACAGCGTGATTTGACCTGACGGGGTAAAGGTTGTCGGAATGTTTGCGCCGGCGAACGCCGAACCGGTACCGATGCAGCGCTGAGTCTGCATATTGTTGTTGAACTGAATGTTAAAGGTGTCGACGCAGAAGCCTGTCCCGCCATCAACACCATTTAGCCGGATGTTTGTGACCTCTTTGAAGGAGTAACGCAGCGCCCCCGCTAAATCCACTGGCGTGGTGAAAAAGCTGGTATCGTCCCCCTTCGTCTCCCAGTCCAGCCCTGCAAACGTAATGGTTGCAGTGATATCACCATCGGCCGGGATTTCCATCTGGAAGGTACCAACCTGGCAACCGCGGGCAATCTGGGCGATCCCCACATCACTGGCAAAGGTCGCCACGGAGAACGTAATACGACCATTACCCATCGTCAGCACGTTATTTACCCATTCGGCGCCGAAACAGCTGGCAAGAAAATCGTCATGCTGATTCCAGCGAAACCGCGTGCCGACATCACCGCCGACATCCACTGTGCCGCGTGAAACACCCTGCGCCATGCGGTCACCAGCGATTTCGTCATTGTCGTTGGTGTTCTGCGTTGGTTTCAGACCAAATGAAGAACGCCGCAGCAGGTTCCATGCCCCTGCTGTTGGCGTGATTCCTGGCGTTGTCTCGCGAATAAACGCGGCTACTACTTTTGCACCTGAGCTCACAGGAGCCTCCTGTTTATTGTGCGCTACAGAGCGCGATAAGGAATTTGAAGATTGAGCTGTAACCAGCCATCGGTCTCGCCTGCCGGCACAGCAGAAACAGCGAAATAACTCAGTTTTCCGTCGTCCTTGAACTCAAATAGCTCCGTTAGCTGATCGGCCGTCCTGGAGATAAGCAACGTCCCGGAGCCGACCGGAACAAACAGCTGAATGATGAGTAAGCCCGTCCTGTGGATGACCGGCCCATCCCCGATCTCGGTTGCGCCAGCCTGCCCTGCAATGTTGGTGAGGCGGGCCCAGATATCGCGGTTGCTGGGGTCAAATACCGGACCATTGGGATAATCCACCGCATCAGAGGCAATAGCGGTCTGTGCCGCCATTCGGGAAATGACAGCGTTTCTGATTTCTGTAAGGGTCATTTGTAGGCCTGAATCACACCATTAAACGAGACGGCATAGACGCCTGTCGGCGCCTGCGTTGAGTGACCATTCTCCAGAGGCACGGAGTAAGGCAGGTTCGACTGGATGTAAATCACCGAGTAGGCTGGTGCCTGGTCAATAATATTTTTGCCATTAAGAAACGTCATTGCCCCGCGCGGATCCGGTTCGGTCGGGACGGAATGATCAGGTTCGCCGATGCTAACAAAATGCGATGCCCTGAAGGTTCCTGCGCGATACTCAGCCGGCCGCCTGATATCCATGCTGTCATTAACACGGACTTTCTTCCTGAGCCTTCCAGTTTTGGTCAGGTTAGCAGGATCGGCATAAAGAGATTCGTTCCATTCCCCAACAGCTTTGTTGTATTGAACCGCGGTCGCGTTGATGGCCCACAGCTCCGGGTTTCCTACCGGCGACCGTTGAACAATTTCATTCAGCAGTTGAATGGCGATTGTCCGCTGGCGTAGTTTGACATCTTCGGCCACCAGCCCGGCGAATGCCGCCGGGTCAATGTTCCAGCCCTTAGCCATATCACACCCTCCGCAGTTGAATGGAGTACGCAGCGCCAGCAGAGTCGGCAGAAGCGGTGATGATCTCGTAACGCTGAAGCTCACCCGTAATAGAATCCGGTGCGGTGATGATATGCCCGACTGCCGGCTTGTTAGTCACCTCATTGACCAGGGCGGTTAGCTTCACGTCACCATGCAGAATGTTAACGCCATCGATACGGCGCAGTTTATAGCGCGCCAGCACTCCACGCCCCGAGTAAGTCACCTGCGTTTCAGTGCCGGTTTCCGTCACCGGGTCCCAGGCACCTCGAACGGTGTATGACCCAGTGAAATCCTTAACGGCATCCTGCAGGTCTGTATCGAAGGCTGCGGCGACTTCAGTTTGGAGTTCGTCGCGGATACCCACGGTCTACCTCCTCTATGCCTTTTTCACCAAAACGCTGAAGCGGGATATTGTTAGAAACATATCCGCCAGTAAAAAGGACCAGGACGTTACCACGCAGTTTCCTGGTATAGATTTCGCCGTTGCGTTTAACCCTCAGCGGAAGCGGAGCAAACTCAACAACGCCCTTTGCCGGGTTTGCGTAAACGACATAATTGATCGGGTTTCCATTCACAAACACATCGCGAGGGCCGAGCCCGTCACCGGCATAATGCACATCAGTGTTTTGCATATCACCCCCTTACCAGCCGTACCTGAGACTGACTAACGCCATAGGGCTTAAGCATGGCCAGCGCCAGCTGCAGGTCCGAATCAAGTAATGCCGAACTGTTGGTACCGAGTTCTGCGAAGGTCTTTGAAACAGAAACGTCGTCAGCGTCAACCGTCTTACTCAGCAACACACCAGAATCGGTTTTCTGCTGATAAAGGCCACCATTCGAGGCCGCTAGCGCCGCATAGGCGCCAGCTTGTTTCACATCGTCAGGAATGATGATTTCGTGAGTTGCCTTATTGCACGGCATTTTCAGGTTAAGTCCATTCATCCAGGTATTAGCCATCAGCACAGATTTGGCTTTTTTGCTTTCATCTGTCCAGGTGGCACCGAGAATCGAATTGACGTCTTCAACGGTGATGAAAGTGATCATGCATCACTCCATTTCTTTCCAGCCGTGCGCCTTCCAGTTCTCCACTTCATCAGGGTGAACGTTGGCGGTATTGGGCGCACCCGGGAATGCCGGGAAATCGGTAACCATCGCCACCAGCAGCGATGTGGTCGTTACGGGTTCGTTGTTATCCGCCTGCGTAGACGCAGTTTGCTCAGCAGCTCGTTGGGCGCGCTGCTCTTTTGTTAATCCGGCCATTATCCCTCCACTAAAAAAAGGGGCCGAAGCCCCCTGTTTATCAGCCCAGCAACAACGCTGAGTGCGCGGACTTAACTGCCGCTACACCCCAGGATAAACCGACTTCGTAACGCACCTGGCGATACTGGCGGTACAGTGCCACCTGGTAAGTGATGCCAGATACGGGGTCAGTAACGTTCATCACATCATCCGCCGTATCGCCGCCCTGCGGCATTGCCGGGGTTCGGGATGCAAGCAGGAATGCATTGCGATCAAACGCCATGTTTGCGGTGTAGGCGCCACCAGCGGTAATAGCGGTGTTGTCGGCCAGTGACTGACGTAAGCCAGGAGCAGCCAGGGTGATTGCTGTGGCCGTCGCAGCAGCAACAAGGTATTTATTACTGTCCCCGTCAAACGTCACGATGTCACCTGCTGCAAAAGCACCTGTGCCGGTATCAATGGCAATCAGAATATCGCCTTCAGCTTTTGCTCCATTCACCAGGTATCCGGCAGCCGGAGATGCAGCGCGTTTCTTAACATGCGCGGATTCGTGGATGTTGAATCCTTCCAGTCGCCCCACGATACCTTCGCGCAGAAGCGCATCAGTACCGGACTCGTTTACTTTGAACAGAACAGACTGTTTACCGCGGAGGTTTGCGATAGCCGAAGAACCGAGAACCATCTGCAGATCAGTTGTCGGCGAACCGTTGTCAGAGAGAATCTGGCGCGCATTTGCCGCATCCGACAAATCACCTGCAATACCAAAAGGTGCGGTGCCGGCCGTACCAACAGCACGGGAGGATGCGAAATACAGAGCCGCGGGATCTGCATCCATCTCATTAGCCAGCGCTCGAAAAGCCTGCTTAAACTGATCAGCAAGGATGGTGTTGTATGTCCCTGCGGGCCCCAGCGCCAGTTGTTCCTCACCGTTCCATTTGACCGGGGCCATTTTAGATTTGGTTATTTTGACATCAACGGTGCCGATCGTCTGGTCGCCGTCATTTGGCGCGGTAGCCCCCGGGGTAATGTCAACAGTGGTTGCCGGTGGCGCAACCGGCGCAGTAACAGTCTGGTCCTTCGCCGCCGCATCAGCTTTAGCATTGCGCGATACAGCCGGGATAAAACCGACCTGTTCGCGAGATACGGTATCCAGAGCCGTGAAGATAGTCGGGATCAACCCGGTAAGCGTATTAGCCATGTGTATAGATTCCTTGGAGATTAAAATATAGGGTTGGTTGAGCTATCCAGCTCCGGCACCAGCAGCCATCCGGCGGCTGGCAAAGAATTAATCGACGATGGTGATACCGTCTTTGAGAGTTGATTGCTGATCTGTCGGACTCAAACTGGTAAACGCATCGCGTTTCATCGTTTTCTGTCCGAGTGAATGCTGAGACTGCCGTGAGCCGCCTCCCTGGTTGCCGCTGGCCTTCAGAATGTGGTCTTTCTGTGGGTACTGCTCCACCAGGAACTCCAGCGCCTCATCAAAGGCCGCCAGTTCGCCCGGCTTCGAGCGGGAATAAATTTTGTTGCCAGAGCCATCATAGGCAACGACTTTGCCGTCCTCGACTTTGAAAGACTGACCGAACCGCGCCTGAAGCATATCTGCCGGGATTGCCACTTTATCTGCGATGAATTTCGAGCCAGAGAACCGGCCGCCGATCATTTCCTGATAAAGCTGGCCTTCAAGGGTCGTCGCACGCTGAGTAGCTTCATCAAGCTGGGCCTGGAATGATTTGGTGATATCCGCTTTAACCTGATCAACGGCGCCAGCGTCGATCAGTTTTTTCTGGTCGATTTTAGTCATCATCTCCAGCGCTTCGAGCGCCTTTGCCGGATCGCCGATTTTGGCAAACTTAGCCAGACCGGCTTCAGCGGCTTCTTTGGCTTCACGATGAGATTTTGCCTCGCCATTCAGAGAGGAGATTTTCCCAACGGCCTGCACAGCATCAAAACCAACTTCCTGGCCGTCATCGTGGATGTAGACTGGTAAACCGCTGGAATCGACTTCTGCATAGCTTTTGCCGTTAACTTCGACTGTTTTCAGTTTCATGTGGTTACCTTTTCGGTGGTCATCCGACCGTTGCACCGCTCACCATCCGGATCACGGCAATAAAAAAGGCCGCCCGGAGGCAGCCTGATTGAAGACTTAAAAAGCTTTAAAGTCTGGCGTTGCTGAACGCCTGAGCATCCAGGTTACGAAGTTGCTCCAGAGTCAGCCATTCGCCCTTGTCGTTGTAGAAATCATCGGGCGACATGCCGCCGTCACGAATCAGCCGGGCCCGGGTTACGCCAACGATTTGGGACTGTCGCGTGAACGACTGGCGCGAGAACCAGCCCTGATAATCGGTATCCGAAGGCACCTGCCCGTCCATGCTGGCACGTGAGCTATCTGATATTTGCCCAACAGCAATACCCAGCTCATCAGACGATTTCAGGATGTAGGTTTCGACGCTGCGGCAGCAGAAATGGATTTTCCCGGGTCCCTGCAGATACGGCACCTTATGGCCGATCGGCTTGTTATCCAGTGTGTACTTGAGGCGGTCGCGAATCCGACAGTCTTTTGATGTACGGTTATCCAAAGTGGATAACCACTGCTTACCCTTCAAAATGTCATCGTTCGCATCTGCAAAGCTTTTCCTGGCCGTAGAAGCAAGATGCCCCACAGCCGTTTTTGCAATACTGCCGGCATTGGTTCGGCTCATCTGCAGCGCGCCATCCTGATAACCACGGTTAGCATGACCCCGGACCTTTCTGGCGATTTGCTCATGCGTATCGCCCAGGAGAAAACCCTGCCGCACTGTATTGGAAATTCTTGCCATCCTGTCAGCTTCAAGGTTATCTGCCCACTCCGAAAGCAGGCGCCCCTGAAACGGCTGTGCCATCGCAGTTGCGTAAACGGCATCCGGTGAAATGCCCACCAGCGGGTGAAGCGATAGCACATCATCGGGGATCGCAAACTGGAACAGGCTCAGCTGAAAGCCTGCTTCGTGCTGAGCGAGTTGCTGCAGCTCATCAGATAGTCCCGCGTACATTGACTGCACAGCCTCGCGATTGAGAGCTCTGACACTAACGAGCAGCGCTTCCAGTCGCGACACGGTAAAGCTGTCAGCATCCAGGCTATCCATCGCTACCAGCAATCTGGCAGTCAGTTCCGCATCGCTGTCATTCAGGATTTTTATCATCCTGTTTGCAACGCTGGTGCTGTACCGCGCTATCCATATCGCATGCGCTATCGATTCATCCTGAAGCTTGTCATTCGCCGTTGCCATTTGCACCACCCGGGTTACTCAGTCCGCCGGCCAGCGTGACCTGCTGATTTCGCAGCTCGTCGATTACCTCTTCGGGCTTCGCATCCGGATCGATAAATTTCAGAGCCTGCAATACGCGAACAGCATCGACCTGACGTATATCACCACCCTGACGGAGCGACTGAACAGCTGTTGCAGCTGCGGCATCAAACGTCTGGGCTGAAACATCCAGTTCGGTGCGTACATCAACATTGCCGCCTTCTTTCTCGCCCAGCCATTCCGCCATAATCTGCAGGATATTATCGAGCGCATCCTCAAGCGAGCTTGCCATGGTGTAGAGAGGTGAATTCTCCTGCATCCGCTCTTCGTGAGTCTGGTCTAAGGATTTAGTCGATGTGTTTTCCGCGCGCAGCAGTTTTGCGCCGGCCTGACGCATCTGGTTTTCCAGATCCTCAAGGGAAATCTTACCGGCTTCAATCGCAGCCCCGGTATGCTCGACATATTCCAGTCCCTGCCGCTGTCGGTCATCGAAACGAGTCGCAGAGGAAGAACCTATCGTCAACGTTTCGCCATCAGCCAGACCGTAAGCCACCAGCAACGGCACGCGAGCGACATGAAGAATGTTGTCCTGTTCACTCTGACTCTGCCAGTGCTTGATATTCAGTAAGGCGAGATTAAGCAGTGGCGGTGAACCGCGCATAAAGCCTGTGCGTTTCGTGTAAAGCGTCACCAGGGGAATATCATCGCGACTGGTTTCCCACTCGTCGTGAATCTGCCACTGGCTTTCGCCGTTATCACCTTTATTTCGGCGATAAATTTCAACCTTGCCCGGCATGATATGGCGTATTTGCTCAACTTTCGTTTGCCCGTAATCGTCGCCATCAATAATGATGACCTCTCTGATACGCAGATCGGTCAGCATCACTTTCCCTTTAACCACTTTCGATTTCCAGCCGATGACCTGGCGAGGATTAAGCATCGTGGCATACGGGCGGGATCCCGCGGCTTTTTCGTCGGCTTTAGTTTTTACTGCCTCCCGGTCAATTTTCGGGAAATCCACCAGCGCATGTACCAGACCATACTGGAATCCGATGCTGAAAAATTGCTGTGCCCAGACATCGAGCCGGTTTCCTTCCATATCAATATCTGGCGACAGCTCCCGTATTTGCTCAGGAGAATCCTCACTCAATACCGTCGGCTCAGCAAACACTCGCCCGATGTTTTGTTTAATGGCCTCTTCATAGGCAGGTAGTAACGTTGCCGAAGCCAAACGCTCCTTATAACTTTCAGGATCTTCGTTCGGCCATTTCGGGAGATACTTCTTGCCCTGCCGGCGCATTTCCAGCGTGCCGCCCATCAGCGCATCATTAATATCCCATGCCTCAACCATGTCGTTATAGTCGAGGTTGGGCGTTGAAATATCAGGCATGGTTTTACATCCGCAGTTGGGTGACTTTTCCAGTCGGTTTGATGATCGGGAATTGCTTCACAATGAAATACCCACCGGCATCGTTAGGGTGATCGTTATCCGCCGTTTTATCCGGCTCACCGTTTTCGCCCCAAACCTGTTGCTCAAGCGATTCTGTGTACACCGGGCACCGCTTTACATTCACTTTGTAGCGACGTTCACCGTTACCATTGCAGAACATGGCATTCATCGCGTTGATGCGGTCTTTCACTGGCGGGTTTGAAGCATTAACAACCACATTGAAGCCGGCCTGCTTAAGCTGAGCGATATCCGTGGCGCTGGCATTGCTGGATTTACGGGAATCGCCGGAAGCGTCCGGGTAAATATAGATTTCCCGTACCTTGCGATAATCGTTGCCGTCGTACAGCCAGAACCGTTCTTTGATGATGCGGATCATGTCAGGGGTGTCGTAAGCCTTAACGATTTCATTAACCGCAAACGGAAGCCCCAGACGTAACACATGAACAACCCCGGCCATCTTCCCGACGTTGAAATCCATACCGATATACAGGGGCTCACCGGGTTGCTCTTCTTCCCGGCAGTTATTCAGCTTACGGTCAAACTGATGGTAAATCGTCCCGCTGGTAAGGTTGGTGAACTGGCCACGGAGATAAGCCTTGATCAGCTCCGGCGGGTATGACTCCATCAGCGACGGGATATAGTCCGGCGGCAGATTCTTTTCGTTGTCGAACGTCGAGGCCTGCACCAGGCCATACAGCGTTGAGAGCGAAGGCTTATCGCGTACAGCCTTTGCGAACTGCTGATAAACGAATTTAAACCCTTCCGGCGTCGTGGTGACGTCGATCCCGTTACGAAGACCGTCCACGTTGTAACGCATACGGGCAATGATTTTTCGCCAGGCTAACTGCGCCTTTTTGGCGGGCATTACGTCCAGCTCATCAATCAGCGCATTACCGATTTTAAAACCAACAATGGTTTGCGGTTTCTCCATCGAGCGGCAAATCGTCGTTCCTCGGTATTGGCGCCCGGCGTAGAAGTGAACCTCTTTGTTTCCCTCGTTGATTTTGACATTCAGCCCCCAGTCGTGGGCCACCTCCTCAACAGTGGGATAAAAGATGTCACGGATCTGCGGATACGTTGGCGCAAAGTAACCCTGGTTGATTTTGGGGTGTTCCCACATCCCTTTGCAGATGCCACCACAACCGACCCACGTCTTACCGGAACCAAACCCGGCCACATAGGCCTTAAACTTGTACTGCATTGCAAGGAATTTGGCCTGAGGGATGTTAAGCGTCGGTGCTATCGCCATCCTCTTCCCTCACTCGTGCATCGACTACGTTGATATTGATTGCAACTGGCGTTGGTTCGTCATCCTCCGGATCAGCAGCCAGCTCTTTGCGTAATTTTTCGACCTCCAGCTGCCGGCGCTCAATTTCAATCAGCTGCAGACGCTGGGCGAACTCGCTATCAGCCAGGCCGAGCCGTTTCATCACCGCCTCGTACATTCGCTCGCGACTAATAGCGGTAATCTCTACGCCATTCTTCCCAAGCTTCACACCGGAATAGGCAAGCGCAGCATCCGGCGCCAGCTTACGCGTATCGGCGAAGAAAGGCTGGCCTACACCATCACCATTGCAGCGGGGGCATTCCGGGTTAGGTGCGCTGGTGTGGTCGTAACCGTAACCACCAACATCTACGGGCTCGCGACGTTTTCGCTCAAGCGCTTCGAGTCGCTTCTCTTCGTACTCCACGGCATCACGCCATTGATACTGATGACCAAAGCCCCAGCAGTAACGACAACTCCCGCGGCGATACTGTGATAGCTGGTTGGCGTCGAACGTTGCCAGGCGCCACATCTGCTCAAGCACTTCATCAGCACTTCCAAGCGTGCGCACAATGGATGCTTTTTGCTGCTGCGCAATGGCCTGCGCAACTAAAGTTTTCTGAAGCAGCTGATAGCCAATTTGTTCAGCAGTCTTCTTGCTATACCCGGCTCGAATGGCGGCCTGTGTGGCGTTGTTGTCCTTCAGGTATTCCGCGACAAATAAACGTTGTTGATCAGTGAGGCCATCATCATCCACCAACTCTTCTGCGCACTTTTCCTTTTGCGCAGTGCGCAGTTTCTTCTGCGCAGGTTTTTGCGCAGTGGGTTTCTTGATGTATCGGCGGGCGGTAGCGTAATTCAGTCCCTGCGCTTCACACCAATCCTTCGGTGATACGCCGGTTGCGGCATGATCGGACAGGAACCGTTGCTGAAGCTCGCCCCAGTCCGGTTTTGCCATGGATTATTCCTATTTAACGTGAGGGAGAAAAAGGAATTCCTAATTCTCCATAAAATATTCACTTTTATGTTTTGGAATTAAGGCTCTTTAGTTCAGGAGTTATTATGAAAAGAATTATGCTTGCTGTTTTTGTGATCTGTGGTGCGCTGTCTCTTTCAGGATGTATCCTTCCCCCTGGTCCCCATGGGGGCGGACATGGTGGAGATCACTTCCATGGTCCTGAGCATCATTAATCGCCTGAGGGCTTTCATTTTACAAATGATGAAAAAGGCCGCATATTTTTGCGGCCTTTAGTCACTACCAGCTAGCGTATAAAGAATCTCTCAGGAGCCACCCGGGAGAGGTTCATCTATACGGCTAACTGACCTCTGCCGTTCTGGTGTTGGCAGGCAGAGACGTTATAAGAGTAGTGAGTATTTCAAAATTCACCGGAATAAACAGACAATGATGTCAGTTACCCCGTATAACTGGAAATTGGTGATTGATAGAACTGTCAGCTCAGACGATTTGTCTGATGGTCATTATCACAGGCACTCTATGAATGCCTGCTCAATGCCTTAGTTGGCCTGCTCAGCGCGGGTATCAAACAGCGCCAGCGCTTCCGTCGCTTCCTGAATTGCTTTACGAGTCTTCGAGACAATCTCGCTTTCCGTGTAAACACGATCGAAAGAGTCAGCGAATAGCTCAGCTTTCAGATAGCTATCACCAACCCAGTCAATGGCCAGCTTGGCCGCTGCGGTGTCGTAGTTAACTTTCTTGATGATATCTAGGCGGATTTGCTCGGATGTGGTGATCTCTGACATGTCTTACCTCTGTGCGATGTGGGGAATATTATAGAAACCACTCGGCAGAATAGCTTCTGTAATGCTTTCCCACTATCCGAGGGAGCCACTCTTATGCCCTTGATTTGCTGTCAACCGTCACTGCGGTGCTTATCGCATATCGCAGCAGCCTGAGCGGTCGGTAATTATGCCTGCACATCCGCGCTTACGACATGCGGGGGAATTAACGGTGGCATTGGTTACGGGCGCAATAAAAAGCCCCGCATAAACGGGGCTGTAGATTCAGATAAATGGTTTGGCTACTGGTAGTTATCTGCAAAATGCCCTTCGACCTGAGATCTGACATCAACAGTTTCTTCTAACTTTAAGGAATCATAGCCCTTAATATGGAAATGAGGCTCATATGCATAAATCGTAATAAACGCATATAATCCTTCATCTCCTGAGAAAATCTCATATTTGACGCGAGAAAGACCGGCACCAACTAACATGTATGTATCCAGAAGCTTTTGGGTATTCATCATCCATTCCTTTTCCTTTAAAAATCCTTATCAGCATACATGAATTCGATGGATGACGGCAGCAATGAATTCTTGCAGACTTCGAAAAAAAACTTCAATATCAGTAGATTAATACCCATACAGTCCCCCAAATATGCCAAAAAATAAAGCAGCAAGCAGCCAGGCAAGCGCAGTCTTCTTCATTAAGACTCCGTAAAATGCTATAGACATTGCTAAACACAGCGTTATAAAAACTGGCCACATAGTCAATAACAAAAGCAAATAACCAAAAAATCCACTATTAATAGTTATATTCACCGCTAACTTAACCCTGACGTTCTAAATATGAGCTGTATCGCATGACACCATGCAATCTGTTCTTTCTGGCGAACTATAGCATTATCAAAGGCACTTAGTGAATGCTTGATGCCTTAGCCGCTGAGCTCCGTTAACTGATTTACACCCGCTACGCTTGTTATATCCGGAGTGTTGTCTAAACTATCTAATGACTTTGCTCTGCCATGACAAAGTTTACTGTTCTACCCGTGAGCTCAGGGATGAGCCACTTCCTGTAGTGTCAGACCATCCATTTTTTCTCAAAACCAGTAGAAAAACACCTCGAAATCTGACTAAACTCCGACATTGGCTGCCTCTGCAGCGCCCCGTCAATTTGTCGGATTTACTCCACGGGGTTTTTTATCACCTGAAACTGCTGGGCAAAGGCTCCAAGAATCCAGCCCACCAGCGGTACACGTTCCCGGCATCCAGAAGCAGGATACCTGAGAGATGTTATATCCTTCGATCATATGAGGAATGTATCGTAAGTAGTTCTATTCAAAGGTGAGTTCATCAAGCCTTAATGGTTTTCTTATAAAAGCCTTTTGGCATTCGATTATGAGTATCTGCCCCTCGCACAATGAGCAAAACACAGGAGAGGATTTACCGGAATCACCATTTCCACAGGTTAGCTCCTTAACCCCATAAATAGTGCGCTCAATCGTGTTATCTCTGATAAGATTGATATGCCCTGCATGCTTTTCACCTTGTACTATGTATTTAGACTGCTTACCTGTTATACCCTCAGAGAAAATTGCAACCCCTTTATCAAAATCCCAGATAAAAATCTTACGCCCACCGTCAGATACAAGCATTTCCAGTGTCAGCTTGTCATTCGATGCTGGGTCAGACATTCTTGCATAGCATTTTCTAATCACAACACACCTACCCATTTTTAGGTAGAATATAAACACGCCAGAAGCAGCATTCAACAAGAAAAATAATCTGTCCTGCATAAGCCAGCCAACTGCCTTTCTCCAACCGCAGCTGTCGTAAACACTGAATGGCACGCCAGCGCAACAGCTTCAACTGGCAGGAAAGGTCCTCAGGCTTTTATTGTTATTCCACAGTTTTAGCGGGACTGGCGCACCCAGAAGCATACCGTAAAAGAAACAACCAGAAGATAAAAGGCCTACCGTAATGGAAGGCCTTTATGGGGTTATGCAGTATGTTGTGGTGCCGGGTGCCTCCCGGTAAGTCTGCCCCAGCCAACAGACCTGCGTGTGTGCTCAAAGAGAAAACCTGGCTGGTCGCCCCACCGCACAGGGGGATTCACCACGCATCTACATTAGCTATGCGATAAGTGCATAGTCAATCCAATGTCACCTGTAAAAACATCTCTTTCGGAAAATTGTATAGCCTTGCAGACAATAATTAATCATTCCATATTGAATCATTGCAAAACCAACAATAAAGTTTCATATCAGATATCAAATTAAGAAAAAGTTTCAGTTAGGAATTTTCTCACTTAACTCGCACACTACACCTCACGCGAACCATAATATCCATGGTCCTTAGGAGGGTTAACTCACATGACAACCATACTGATGATAGCGTTAGCTGTAGTTCTTCTTTTAGTTGCAGTGGGTTCACTGGTTTCATACTTGCGAGAAACGATGAAATATAAAAATACTTTTAAAAAAAGGTATTAACTTTTACCCAATTCTGCACAAAAGGGGTAGTCAACCGGCACTATCCCTGCTTTCTAACAACCGCCTTCCAGTAAGATGGCCTAAGTCACCCTGGTGTAGCGGAGATCGTCTCTACGCAAGGGTCATGGCCTGATTACACAACCACACTCTCGCAGTGGTCCGCGCCCGTGCCCCTGGGCTCCTGTCGCATCATCGCCGCTAATAACCGGTGCACGTTTGGCATTCGCGCTGCTTTACCTGAGCATGTCCCCTTATTTTCCCTCACAACGGTCTGCTATACCTGCTCGCCATTACGCGACTCGGGGCAGCATCATTACTGCTGCTCTGCCTTACGGCTGCGGTCTATCTGCTTTAATTCTTCATGGCTGTATTCTCTGGTGGGGATAGTTGTTGGGTTATCCCTTAGTGGGGTTAGCAATCAGCGTCAGGACGCGCCACGGCGCGGCATGCCCACATACAGGCTTCCTGCATTTTGGTGCGCGCGATAGCCATGCAGCGCAAAGCCTCTGCTCTCTCGGTTTCGGCCTGACTACCACGCTCGACAACTTCAGCCGTTGTAACCTCTCGCTCAGTATCGAGCAGACTGCAAAAATGCCGGCTGACACCTTTGAGGCGGTTCATCCGCTCAATGTCGCCAGCGGTTAATGTGCGGTAGCCTTTTACAGTGCTGCCGTCCTGCGGTTTTGCTTCACTCATTTCGTAGCCCTTTCGGTTGTACCTGGTTTGCTTTTACTAGCTCGTAGGTGGATATTGTTGGGAAGGAAAGCATGGAGATAACCAAATGAAACAGATACTATTTACATGGTTTGCTTTTACAAATACCTATGCCTGCATCACCGCCAGCATTAATGTGAACAACTCGCTAATGCTTAATTCAGCTGTGCCGTGGATTGTTGGGGTTTCTCTTGGAGTAATCACCAATTACTTATTGGCTAAAAAACTGAAGGAAAGCGGCTTTCTGTAGGCCTGCTGGTTTCTGGCCAGGTTACTTCTTAACGCTGTCCGGCATCACCGCACCAACAACGCCAGCCAGCGCTACGCCGCCAGCGATGACGGTTTCCTGAATGCCGGGAGGCATCTGATAGCCGAAGACACCGGCAATGACCAGGATGATGCCGCGCCAGGTTGACGGCTCTTTCAGTCGATTAATGAGATAGTTCATATTTCCCTCAAACAAGAATACTTTTTGCCAGGAGATAGCGGGCTTTACGGTCATCAATGCCGTTCTGTCCGCCGTTGATAATCTGAGTGACGCGTGTAAGGTCACCGGGATAACGCAAACAGCCGCGTGAGGTATAGAACCAGGCAGCACTGCGCGCCGCATACTCATCCTGTGCCAGCAATTCAGGCTGTTTAACCAGATCAATCTTCAAAGCATTCCCGCATTCGCGGTAATTGTTCAGGCCGGTGGTCTGGATGAGCCCGCGCCCGCGGTAAAACCAGCCGTCTGTTGCCCCGTTATTCCCCATGCGTTTGCTGTACACCAGATTGGCGATCGCTCGTTGCCTCTCCAGTGGCAACGATGGTTCACCCTGCCGGCGGCCGAGCGAATTAGCCTGACCCTGCGTCAGCCGCCCGGCGCGGACAAAACTATTCAAGCCAGCCACGCTATAATTGAAGCTCTCAACAAGCTGGGTAAATCCCGTGCTTTCATGCCCTACCTGGGCAATGAACATTGCCTGGTCGATAGCGGAAGTGATGCCAAACTCTTTCATCGCGGCTGTAATATGCGGAAACCAGCGCGCAGCTAACCCGGCGCTGATGCCAGCCGCCTTCTGGAATTGTGTTTGATTCATTAGTGCCTCAGTGTATCGACCAGACGCGCCACGTTACCCCGAGCCCATAGCACGGCGGCGCATATCATCACGTTTGCCATTACCACCAGCCAGTGGGACTGTACGTAAAGACCGAAGATAAATTGGAAAGGTATGCTCGCGTAAATCAGTACAAGCAAGTAAGCAATGATGGAGATACCAGGGCGATGCCTGGCACCGCGACGTTGATAAAACATCAAAGCGCAGACAATAACGGCACATATCACCGCATTGGCCAGCGCTGCCGGGTCATTTATTACCATTCGAACCTCCTCCCCTTAATCGGGAAAGTAATCCGAACAGGCTGCTCAAGTCCTGGCTGTTAATGAAAGTCAGGACCTTGATGGTGACAGCAGATGCCACCACCGCACCGAGCGCATCAAGCGGACGATCTGTATAGCCTGTCCAGGTAGTAAATTTTGAGCCTAATAATCCGGCAGCCAGAACACCGACAATAAACGACGTCATGAAGTAAGCTATTTGTCTTCCACGTGTCAGGTTTGCGGTCGTTGCCACATAAAACACCGCGCCGCCAAAAGCCCCAAATACCACACCAAAATCGGTGTGGGTGATAACGCCATATACGACGGAACCAATTAAACCGCCGCCAAAAATCAGGCCGGTACCAGTTAAAGGATCGGACATTAAGCCCCCTCTTATTGCTGTGAGTCCTCTCAGAATTGAGGGGAAAAAGAAAAGGCCACGCATAAGCGCAGCCTCAAATGATTTGTACCTCAGCTTTCCGAGGAGACTTATTCATGGCGAAAAAAAGCCCGCTCAGAGGAACGGGCAGAAAGTAGGCATTCTAGGTAGTAACGAAACGAAGGCACTCCTAATAGTCCGAGCTACCGATTTACCAGGAAGCATTCACTTTTGCCGTTACGTTCTATAAACATAGACAGGCAACCGCAGAAGTAAACCTTCCATAAATCTTAAATATGTTATGTGGCAGTGTGGTGCCGGGTGCCTCCCGGTGAGCATGCCCCAGCCGGCATGGCCCGCGCTGCATTTACAGGTTTCTGTAACTGACTGGTCGCCCCTCCGCATAGGGGGATTCACCACATCAATACGTTATGCTGTAAACATAGCTAGCGTCAATACACTCTGCATACATTGCTATCGAACAGCGACTAATCATAGGCATAAAAAACCCGCATTTTATGCGGGTTTCTGACTTTGCAGCTTAGATTATCTGAATGCTGAATTCAGAGAAACTTCAGCATCCGGTTCGTGCGTAATTCTGTTTCTCAGATCCCGGCGAATAATCTCAATTGACCAGAACCACACCAGGTGACCAAATATTTCAGAAACGTTTTCATACCATGGAAGCTCAATCAACGGAGGGGTTAGGCCCATAAGCGGAAACGAAATCATATGGACAAACAGTTGTGCGAGTGCACCTGCAAGCAAACCCTGCCACAGCTTGATTTTTGGAAACACCTCTGCAACTACACAATACCCAACAGCGAACACGATGGAGAATATGATATGTGTTACGCCTACCCAGTTAAACACATGTCCGGCGAAGGTATAGACAGCCGCATTTGGATCGGCCAGCCCTAACCAATCACGCAGAAAAATATAAGGAGGGTTAAGGAAGTTTCTGGAGCAATCAATCTGCCCGGCAGCTCGAATTAATGACTCTGGTCCACAGGCACTGGTAAACATATCGACAGGACTACGCGGTGGTAATGGTACTTCAGCACCCCATTTAACAAATGCTGAAACCACCCCAGAAATAAGCCCGATAAACAATGCAACACCATAATGCCGTCTGCGAGGTTCGGTTCGCACAAAAATATCTTTTAACGCCATAAGACCATCACTTATAAAGAATATTTACAGTTCCTTAATATTCCTTAAGTTTGGCGCATGGCATTTTGATTCAGATCACACTTTATAGCCGATTTCAGGCATTTGTTTTCAAAAACACAAAACCCTGCAGTGGCAGGGTTTATATGAATGGTTTCGTTCAGACGTTTTATTCCACGATTTAAAATATACACGACAACTTCGGACAAAAGCAAGCACATTGCACCTAAAATGCAAAATAATGCGCCCATTTACTCAATCAGCTGTTGCTCGTTGAAACTCTTCATCTGCCCTCTTCTCTTCCCTCCAGCATAGGTCCACCAGCGCATCGCAGAAAGGTTTCCAGTTGCGCGTCCATGTTCTGATGTGCAGGTCTGGGATAAGCGTCAGAATCGCTTTATAAGCAGCAGTAGACGGCATCGTTGAAAAACCATTCCCCGAACAGCGTTCACAGATTTTATATACCGGTGCTCCCTGCTCTTTTGTCGCTTTGCGGTCCAGAACCCGGCCAGAACCACCACAGCGGCAGCGAGCATTTATTTTCCCCTTACCGTCACAGGCTTCACACTTAGCGCTGAAGACGGCTGTTACTTCAGTCCACTTATCCCAGTCGGAAGGACAGACAGCACGGGATTTTTTAGCCCAATACGGTGCTTTGCCCCACGGATTAGAAACTTTGCGTTCTGTGGTAGTGGTTTCAATCCGTCCGGTGCCATTACATACCCTGCAGGCTCCCGTTGTTTCCGCGGACCGGGAATACTCCGCAAAAGCAAACTTCGCCAAAATCAGGCAGCAGTGCCCCAGCTCTTTACCCGCGGTTTTGCATACGTTCTTCGGTGCGGTTTCAATCGCATATCGCGCTAGCGCCTGGACGGCCAACTGCTCATCTGTCTTGCTGATGCCAGTCTTTCCAAAGAACGCTGCCACTCCGAACCTTGCCCTGCTGCTTGTCACCCCAATACCAGCCATAACATCCGTACCGTTGAGATGGTCAGGTGATGTGCTTTTCACATCGTCGCTGATGTGCATACCCTGAGGGCTGAAATGTTTTAAGGATGCTTCGAGTTTCATACTTTCAGTAACCCCTCTTTTTTCCATATAGCCAATGTTCTGATTACGCCTTCCGCATGCATCAGGCGCAGTTCGTCGCGGGTGTAATCGGTGGTTCTCTTTCTGCCATCAATGAGATCGTGGCAAGCACTGCAGGCTATAGCACCCTGTGTATCGTCCGGCTTGCATCCAGTTCCGCAGGTACCCGCCAGGCGGTAGTGCGCCAGTACGCTGGTTTCCGGATTGCCATTGCAATACCCGGGGATCCGTACTGTGCATTCGCGGCCTCGGGCCGCTTTGCGAAGATTAGCCATACTCACCCCCACATCCTGTTGCGCCAGCGAGAGTCTGGCCGCGGCGGATATTTGTCCTCCACCAGCTGCGCGCTGACGGTCCATGTCATAAAGTCAGGGTTTAAGCTTCGTTCGACCTTTACGCCCCGCTGACGATATCTCGCTACCAATTCTTCGGCCTGCTGCGTTGTGCATTCGAGATGGTGGAACCATGAGCGTTTCATCGGCATCACCCCGAAAAGCTTAAAAGCTGGTTTGCGGCGTTCTCTGCTTCCTGCAGGCTGTTGAACGAACGAGAGAGGATCCATCGCCAGAGAACATCGAGCGATGCTTTGTACAGTTCCTGGAATTCGCATTCGTCCATGCTGGCGAAAGAAATGCTGCGAGGGTGTTTTTTCAGTGTGCCGTCCGGCAGCTGTATGGCGTCATAGTGGCCGGCTTCAACGATGACCCACGCCCGGTAAGCATCGAAGGATTTGCAAATACTGATATAGCCGGATCGCTTCTCGGCTATTCGGTCGAGATATTGCCCGGCGGCATCAAGTAACGCCGATTCACTCCCGCCATATGCAGCAAGGTATTTGGCGTAACCTGTGATAAGCCTGCGCTCATTAGACGAAATCGCCCCGCCGGTAGGTTCCCAATATTCAAAACCGAGATTGAGTAAAGCAAAGTAACGACGGTGAAACGCCGGATTGCGGACAAGCTTAAAGTCGGCCTCCAGAACGGAGCCGAGCTTGCATTTTGATTGCAAGAAATCGCTGGTCTCCTGCGTGGCAGGGATCAGTATACCTTGGGTCTGTTTTATCAGGTGTAATTGTTGCGCCATGGGTTTCACTCCGTGGCGCTGAGATGCTCCGTTGCCGTTGTTCAGGCGGCAGGTAAATTATTGCAGCTTACTCTCGGTTTCGTCAATGCAGCCAGCTTCTTTAGCTAGCTCTTTAAACTCTTCAATCGTTAGCAAAAACTGACTTTTTCTTACCTTTTCGAGTCCGGTAATTTTCCCTCCATCACTCGAAATTAAAAACTTCCCGCCCTGCCTGATAATGTCCACCACTTCGGCGATATCGAGATCCACTTCATCCCCCTGAGCGACATACAGACGCAAAAAAATATAGTCCGGCGACAGCATCAAAGGGACACGCTTATTGCGATGCTTTGGGAAATGCCAGCCACCAAAAGGTGAATCAGTAAAACCAGTCGTCCGCGCTTTCCCACGTCTCTTGCAGAATTTGCTCAACGCGTTTTTTATCGCCATCAGCGCCGCCCAAAACGCTAAGGCCATCGTTGCTTGTGCGTCTAATGGTTAATTTGCAGTCATCATAAGACTGGGACAAACGGCGCAGCAATTCTTGCTCAAGCGCTGGTACAGCACCATCAGGGAGTTTTTTATGTTTATCAATTGTGACTTCAACTTTCATGGTTAGCACCTCACACAGATACTGTATAAATAAACAGTATACCGGTTACATGAAATGTTCAACCCCTCTGCAGCACTTTTTGCCAACACCATGCTTATGTTTAGATTGATGTTTTTCCATAATAAAAAACCCGCCAAAGCGGGTTTTATCATGTACATGACCGGTGCAGCGCAGAGTCGGGGGGACGTAAACAATATCCGCAAGGCCATGAAAAGCGCCAAGATACAGGGCAACTTCCGTAACCTGTTTATGTACTCGCCCAATGGTAAAAAGGACAGTCTCCAGATCATTCCGCAGTCAGAAGTAGCGGCCAAGGAAGAGTTTCTGAATATCAAAAACGTGAGCCGCGATGACATGACGGCAGCGTACCGCGCACTGCCGCAAATACTGGGCATCATTCCCATTCATACCGGCGGCCTTGGAGGCGTTGAAAAGGCCAACGAATTAATGCCCTTGTAAAAGCGGATGCAAGAGCTGAAGATACGTATTGGTGAAGAGATGATAAAGTTTGACACTTACTCTTTAGGCATTGGTTGATATAAAAAAAGCGCCCAAGTAGGGCGCCTTTTTTATCATAATGTGGTTAACAAGCTGCACATACACCATTAAATCCAACAGACTGAGCCTTCTTTGTTGCAACTTCGTTACTACGGCGCTGGATAACTTTAGCAATGCTCTTCAGGATTGAAGGGGAAGCGTTACGAACTTTAACCTGGTTAAGTATCTTTGTAACACCAAATTTAACCACCAACACTCCAAAGATTTCATCTGAGTAGGACTCAGAAATCGAGTATACGCCGCTCAAATCCAGATCAACTGCGTTGCCACTTTTGATTAACACTTCAATCTGATGCCGTTGAGGAATAGCCTGATTGCGCGAAGCCAGGTCACCCTCGGGTAACTTGTATGCGATTCTGTTCATCACTCTCCTCCTAACGCCTGCATGATTTCCATAAGCTGAGGATCATTTTCTTCATTATCTTTATCAACAGCTAGTTCATGAATCTTAAAACGACAAGAAATAGCCACTCCAGGCCACTCACTTTTCAATTGAGTGTAGGTCACTTCATCACCGATTGCCTCTAAGCATACATTTCCTGTAGCCAGTTGCAATTCTCCATTGTAAGTTTTTACCAATTTCATCAAGTGATAAAGGCCAAGCCCTTGATGATTATTCTCTTTTTCTTTTACGGCAACGCCACTACCAAACATACTTCCCCCCATAAAATCTTGGGGTAACTGCTGGGCCCAGTCATCCTGCAGATCAGCATGCTTAGAAGAGTGCCCTTTTTGTATACACCAAGCGATTGCATCCTTATGCGATATGATGCCGCTTATACCTGCGCGACGGAGTTCCTTCAGAAAGCCCAAGCCATAGTCTGCAAGGGAAAACTCCAAATAATGCTCTTTTCTTTGCGTAAGAGGAACTGCAGAGCGTTGAGCAAAAGAAAATCCTGTAGATTTTCCATGTGACCATACGTTGTCGTGCAACTCTCCGATAACATGCGTCAGATCAGTAAGGCCTTTGGGATAATCAGTTCTCCCTTTACCTGGAAACGCTAATTGTCTAACACAGCTGTTGATACTGCCCGTTGCTATGTCTACAGCTTCAACATTATTCAATGCGGTGACTAAGCTATAATTAGTACCAACTCTTAGACGTTCCTGTTGGTACTGATCTTCCCCCCAAAGAGCGCCATGCATGTTGATAGCTTGCATGTAACCAGGACGGGTAAACGTGCAATTATTTTCAGTAATCCTATGATGATTAACGTAGGCAGCCAAAACAGTGATAAAGCCCGGATGCCAATAGTTATCCGGTAAAGACAATTTATTCGTGTCTCGCTGATGATGCTCAGCAGTTTGTTCAATAGCGTCTTTTAATCCTAAACCCATTGACAGCGCCTTTTTTGATCATTTTTGCTTATCATATAACTTCCACCTTACCAGAGCAAAGCCATCTAGGTTCCTGATGGGCCATCTTTCTCAAAAAGCAGCCGCTCACGCTCGTCCCCCCGTCACGCCAACCCAGTTTACTGGTTAATTTTCAATCGCCTGCATTGGGTTTGAAAAAGCCCGTCATCTCTGGCAGTGACGGATACATTTCACCTTCAGTCCAGTATCCCTCTGTATCTTTAATGCAGAGAATTTGCAGTGAGTTGCTCATTTGGCCCCCTCATGCAGCTGCGATGCTCGAAAAAAAAGACTCCCGCGTATGACTGTTAAGAGCTGGCGCAAAGGCCGCATTAAGAACGGCAACATCACAGCCGTCATCGGTATAGAGCGCGATTTTTTTCTCCAGACGCGCTTTCGCTTCATGCAGCTGCATACCCCGGCAGGCGCGCGGGATATATTCCGCAATCTGTGAAATAGCCTTTTCGTTCTTTTTAAACATGCTTCACCCCGATAGGCTTGATGGTGTCGAGCAGCAACCGGCGGCGCGTATTTTCTGCAAAGTGACGGCGCCCGGTTTCTTTGTGGTAAAACTCGTTTTTGCCGACGACCCACATCCGCTCTGTCTGGTGCAGTTTTTTTACCTGCGGACCGTCTTTGGTGATCACGATGCCGGTATGGGTTTTCACAATTGTCATAAGGCCTCCCGTGATGACGATGCCGGCGTACAGGTAAAAATCATTTCCTGAATATCGAGGAAACGCTGGAATACAGGACAACCAAGCAGGCTGTAATTCATCCCTGACGCTGCCTTTGGCACCATCCCTAACCGTTTCATGTCAAAATCGATGACGGCGCGCTGATCGCGGAACAATCCCAAACGACCATGTCGCACAACCTCGCCAGTCGCTTCTGCTTCGGAAAAATATCGTTGGACAGTAGCGCGGCTCAGGCCCAGTTTGTTCATTGCCTCGGCGGTCGTGAGGCGCCCCTGATGCCTGGTGATCCGAATCACTGCGCGGACGTACTCTCTGCGCTCAATTGCTGACAATGCTCTAGCCATACATACCTCACTTAACGACACGCAAATGGCGCACGTTTTTGCGATAGCTGTCCCACTCAAAATTCACCCACATACCGCCGTCCATCTGGAGACGGTCATGGATCCGCATACCTAGTGTTTCCTTCAGCGATTCATAGTTCAGGTTGGTTAGGATGCCGACAGGTCGCATGGAGGACAGCCGGCGATCGATAACCTGATTCAGGATGACTTTTTCACCGCTGCTGCCGCGCTGAATTCCCACGTCATCCAGAATGAGCAGGTCCACATGGCACAAATCGTCCAGTAATGACGCCTCTGACTGTCCGCCGTCATAACATTCCCGAACACGCAGCATGAGATCCGGAATGGTTACCACCAGCACAGAGCGGCCACCAGCCAGCAGGTGATTTCCGATTGCCGCCGCCAGATGGTTTTTACCGGTGCCCGGCGCTCCGCTGAATACGAAACTCGCAAATCCAGAGCCGAAATGCTGCGCGTAACTTTTCGCCATCGAGAGCGCCCGACGCTGACCATCCGACTCAACCTGATAGTTAGCGAATGTACAGCCGCGGTGCAGATCCTGAATTCCAGCACGTCCAAAGATTTTCTCTGCACGTGCTCGCTGGTTTTGTTTATCCAGTTCCTCGCAATGCTTTCGCCCCTCCTCGGCTTGCCAGGCAGGCCATTCATCAACGCTGCCGAATTTTGGCTGAACGCCAGGGGGAATGAGTTTTTTCAGTCGCTCCAGTGCATTCCCGGTACGAACAATGTTTTTCATCGCTACCCCCTGAATCCCGCTGGGATGGTTTTGTCAGGTTCCGAAATCTGATTGGGATCTCGAGTTCCTGGCGCCTGCTGAATCGCCCACGGTTCGCTGAAATGCATACCAGGGCCAAAAAACGTTTTCGCCTGTTTCACGTACTGCGTGTTCAGGATTCCCTCGGCTTCAACGAAAGCCGCGTAACGCACCACTCCTGCGAAGATTTCCGCCGTAGTGGTTCCATCCCTGATTCGGGCATTCCAGGCTTTGAAGGCATCGGATTTGCTGTTACCCCCTGCCCGCTTGGGATAAACCGACCAGACCTGCTCGAACTCATTCGGGTATATTTTTTGAGGTTCAGGTTTATCGCCTTCGTCCTGGTTCTGATCGTCAGGGGGTGTGGCGGAGCCATGCCCCGAACTATCTTCTTCCTGATCCTGTTCCTGCTCCTGATCCTGTTCCTGGTTAAGGAACGGTTCGAGAACCCTTTCGGAACCCTTTAGTTTTGCGATACCAATGTGGGATATTGCCGAGGCTAAAACCCGCGCCAGCTCTGGCTTCACCGTAGATTTGTCCGGGACCTGATCAAACAAACGAAGTGCTGCAATTCCCTGGTTTGGGTTTTCAACTGAATTCCAGGTCAGAAAGTTACGAATTAGCACCCATTTCGATGACGAATCACGCGTTGCGAAACCGTTAGCCGATAGCTCATCAAACCCTTTCGAAACCCTTTCAGGAGTCCAGGCAAGGTCTTCCGAAACGTATCCATCAGGCAGCCTGAAGCATCCGATCATGTTTGTGTGTTGCCCGGTGAGCAGGTACAGCGCCAGCAACCTGGCATCATCCGATACCCGGCGCATTCCATCGCTTATCCAAAATGATGTATGCACCTTGCCGTAATCACGCATAGAGACCCCGTTGTTGCTTAAACTGGTGTGTTTTCATCACCAAGCACCCACCGCAAAGCCTCAGCGTATTCGCCACTGGCGGTTTGAAGTTGCTGGGTGATTTCCTTACGGGATTTGAGACGCGGCTTTGTGTCGCCGAGGACAGCGCGCTGACGGCGAGCTTTCTCGTGGCCAGTTACACCCTCTGCAGCTGCCTCTAATTGTTTGACCGTTTCCCGTTGCTTTTCAGGTGGCATATCGACCATCTGACGCGCTTGAGTGACAGTGACTGTTCCAGCCTCAACCGCCGCCTGGACTGCCTGTGTAGCATCCAGTAGAGCCACGGTTGCCTGGACCGTTTTTACGCTGCAGCCAAAAAGCAGGGCAATGTCATTTTCGTCATGACCGTATTCCATCTGCTGAACCATTTTTTTGGCCCGGCCCAGTGGGGTATCTGGTTGCGTTATCTCGTTTTCGCTGACCATGTATTTGGCCATTTGAATTGCTGAGCCGCGCTTAGCTATACCGGGTACCGGCCAAGGTTCCAGCCCTGCCCGCTTTCTCCTGGCGTTTGCTTCCTTAGCGTTCTTTACGCGCTGCCGACCTGCCACCACACAGGTTTTCCCTGTCTCCGGGTCCTTCCACACGATAATCGGTTCGAGTACCCCAAGTTCCATGATGTTGAGGATCACCGCTTCATTAAGCGGTAGGTGTACTCGTTCGTCGTAAAGCGGGTGTGTTGTATCGGTAACCAGATGCAAACTTTCCGGTTCGAAAAACAGAACATTGCTTTTGCCGCTGGCGCCGTAAGCGTCTTTCGAATTTTTAGCCATGGGCGCCCCCGTTATTGATATTCAGTTGGTGAGTGTTCATAATTTCCCCTGTGAATTGATCCAGTTAATTCGCAACGAAAGCCGTAGGTGTTGCAGCACCGCGGCTTTCACCTTTTTTGATATTCCTCATTACAGAGCTCCCAGCATTGAAGTGACAATGGCCATCAGTGGTGCTGTTAACTCCGGGTCTATCCGGAACATCTCCACAATTCCCTCGCTCAGTTCTTTCAGCTTCTGATGGCGTGGTGCCCCCATAGCAACGGCAACCTTTGCTTCACTGGTTTCTTTTTCCAGACGAGCCAGACGGGACATAAAACTGTCTTCGGGCAATAGACGGTGGCGATATTCCAGCGGAAGAACGGCCATGATCGCCGGTGTAAGAAGGCGAACGTACTCGCGATAGCGCTCAGACTCGGCCGTGTTGTCCAGGTAGCGAAAAAGCTTTTGTCGGGCTCGGCTGATGTCACCAGGAAACGCGATCTCCTCGCCGCCCTGCTGTCGCCATTCCTCGACGATGTAAGCAGAAACAACATCCTGCCCTTCAGCTGCTGCCCAAGCGCGAACGGCAGAGCGAATTGCGTCGTGATCTGCCTCTCTCTGTTGATTTCGCTTTATCAGGGCGCCGGTGTTGAATCCGGTATTTTGTTGAAAGGATAGTGTTTGCATGGTTAATCCCCATTAAGCTCGGAGCTGTTAGTTAGGGGAGTTGCAGGAGGTATAAACTCAGGCCAGATTGTTTCCCAATCATCTGGGAAACAATCTGCTCTGGTAACAGCGCCTTCCGTAAGCTGTTCTATTTGTATGGCACGAGATGGGGATATGGCAGCAATCCCAGATGCCATTTGTGAAAGATAAGAGGTCGATACTTCGAGCTTTGTAGCCAAGGCCTTGGAGCTGCCTCGTTTCATGTTTAGATAATCTTTAAGTTGCATAGTGGCTCCCTCGTGTGATTACGGTGAGTTTATAAAATACTAAACCAAAACGTCAAGTATTTGCTTGTTTATAAATTACTAATCAAAATGCTTTCTATGACGACACAGGAAATTAGACGCAGGCGACTTAAGGAATGGTTCTCAGAAAAGTCGCTTCCAGAGAAAGAGAAAAGCTATTTATCTCAATTGATAAATGGCCGCAGTTCCTTTGGCGAAAGAGCGGCAAGAAGGTTAGAAAGAGATTACGGAATGCCCTCAGGCTTCCTTGACTCAGACACCTCTGGCTCCCAAAGCACACCTCCAAGTCTTGTGTTGAGTGAAGAAGAACTTAAGCTCATTACTTTTTTTCGTGGATTCCCTGACTCCGCAAAGAAAGAAGCGCTAATTGAATTTGAATCTAAGTTCAATAAATACAACGAACTTTTCAAAGAGTTACTGGCTTCACGCAGTTAACGCTAACGCCTCCGCCTCCCAAACCAAATCTCGTCAAAGGCGGGCTTTGGTTTTTTCACAACCCCTTCCTTCATTTGGGCCTTAGGATCTGAAGGCTTCAATTTTTTACGCACAAAAGTTTACTTTTTACTTTACAGTATAGTTTAGCAATGATTAAACTCATTACATCAACAACGCGCTGCGTTGCTCCGATAAACGTTCCGCTGGCCACGTAATGGCTGAGGTTGAAATGGGTAAGCAAGGCATCAGAGCCATGGTCATTTCAGCAGTAATTGGGCTCTTCATCTGGATCGCGCTTTTCTGCGCACTGAGGGAGTTATTTACATGATTGATTTCGCACGCAAACCCGCTCGTCAGCAGGCTATTCGTTTAAGTCCGCTGTCAGCTTTCATCCGCCGGGTGTGCTACATGCTCGCGCAAAAAGGAGACCCTTCATGAGCACGATGTTTGCCCTGGTTCTCACCGTCAGCATGCTGACGGGCGGTAATCAGGATGTCCTGCTCGGGGTTTATGACACTGAGAATGACTGCAAGGCAGCTGCAGAAGAGCAACACGTGAAAGCTGAATGTTATCCGCTGAAAGGTGTACTGGACGAGCATCCGGCCGGGTTCACGGTGCAAATGTAGGGGGAAGAATGCAGAAGAAATGCGGTTACTGCCGTAAAGCAATCGAGGGTAAACCAGTGGTAAGCACCCTGTTGTACCTCCAGGGGAACCAGCTCGCACGGAAAGAAAAAGAGTACTGCTCTGAACGCTGCGCCTCTTACGACCAGATGGCGCACGAGGGCTAACGTAAACCCGCCGAAGCGGGCTGTACGTCCGGTGCCACCGACCAAAGTTACACCGGAAATTACCAAAACCAATGACCACCCTGAATGGGCGCTACCAATGGCCCGGGGGATTCTACATCCAAAATAGAGGCTATCACATGGAATATTTTTATCTGATAAAAGCGACTCAAAAATCGGGTAAAGCTGATGCCGTAATCTGGCGCACTAATAAATCAGAAGCTCGCGCCCTTCTGCAACTGGACGTCGATCTGGAAGACGCCGGGATCGAAACAGGCCGCGGCAAAGACTATCAAAAACCAATTCGCACCGATTTCCCGGTATTCAATGACCTACCGGCGGAGGGTGTTCTCGATTACTCATGGTGCGAACGCTACCAGCTCGGCGATGATGGCCGCACCTGGGCTCTGAAGCCAGGTCAGGTGCCTGCGGATCATCACATCGATGATGCAGGAGTAACCTCTGAGGCCGTTACTGGCGAGCTGGTTGATGCCAATACCACTATCGACGCGGTACAAGATGAGACCGTGGAAACTTTCGGTAGTGATGAATACCAGGACGATTCCAGCGCGCTTTTTAACGTGGCAGAACTCCCCTTTCGCGCTCAGCTGCTGGCGCAGTATATGGCCGAAGAACGTCACGTTTATCATATCAGCATGCCGCACCGGCAGGAGTTGTCAGTTCTTGAAATGGACACTGATAACGCAGCCGTCCAGGATCTGATTCTGGCCGCCGAGAATATCCCTGAAATCAAAAAATACGATATGCCGGCGCTCTGGAAATTCACCAGTGCCAATAAAAAAGTCTTCCCGGAAGGGAAGCGGCATGAGCTCGGCAAGCGTATCCAGTTTGCAAAGCTGTGGTTCGCCACGAACGCGATTGACCGCGGCATTCTCACCAGGGAATGGGCTGCCGGTAACTGTATTTCTTCAGTTATGAAAACTGATACAGGTACGAATGCTGGCGGCGGTAATAAAACCGATCGCAATCCTGACTACACCCATACCCTTGATACGCTCGATGTAGAAATAGCCCTGGCCACAATGCCAATGGATTTCGATATCTACAATTTCCCGGCATCAATTCACCGCCGGGCCAAAGAGATCGTCCAGAAGAAAGAAAGTCCGTTCAAGGAATGGTCGGCTGCCCTGCGCAAAACCCCTGGCATCCTGGATTATTCGCGTGCGGCGATTTTTGCACTGATCAGGGAAGCATCCAGCGGAATAACTCCTTTTCCAGATCGGTTGCGTGGCTACATCAACGCAAATCTGACTGAGCATAAGCATGACGCCCCTTCCCCTGAAACGCTTGCCAAGGCAGGGCATATTTCATCTGCCTCCGTCACTCTGGACGCTGTGAAAAAGGCTATCGATGGAGATGAAGGTGTGCCTGACCTGGAAACTCTCCCAACTGACTTTCAGGTAATTGGCACCGAACTGGTGAAAGAAGCTAAAAAGAAACGTCCTGACGCTAATCAGGTTCTGGCCGCCGAACGTGGCGAATATGTCGAAGGTATCAGTGACCCCACGGATCCGAAGTGGATAACCGAAGACCTTACCAAACCCAGAGCCCCGGAAATTGCAAATCTCGGCGGCGGAATGTTTTCAATTGAAGGCCTTATGACTTCACCGGCTACTAATGCCACCGAAGAAGGAACCACCAGCAATGTGCAGATGGAAACGGCTCAGCCGGTCGAAGACGAAAATAATAATACGGTATCAGCAGGCGAAGGCGCTGATGAGCCTCCTGCGCAAACAACTGCCGTGAACATGAGCAAAATACTGGCTGAACGCTGCCCGGATCTTACCTCCGAAGTGCTGAAAAGCCAGGTTTCCGAGAGTGCTCATAGCGATGAAGAGGAAGTGGCTGAACAAGCAGCGCCAGCATGGCCGGAGTATTTCGAGCCTGGTCGATATGAAGGCGTGCCAAATGAGATCTACCACGCCGCTAACGGTATCAGCTCCACGATGGTTAAAGATGCACGGGTATCGCTGATGTATTTCGAAGCGCGCCACGTATCTAAAACCATCCAGAAGGTACGCTCCCCTGTTCTGGATATGGGAAATCTGGTGCATGCACTGGCGCTGCAGCCTGAGCAGCTGGAAACAGAGTTCAGCATCGAGCCGGAAATCCCGGAAGGCGCCTTCACCACGACTGCGACGATCCGCGCGTTTATCGACGAGTACAACGCCGAGCTTCCGCCGCTGTTGAGTGCTGACGATATCAAGACGCAGTTGGAGGCGCACAACGCCACCCTGCCCGCTCCTGTACCGCTGGGCGGCGACAAAGATGCAATTGGCATTGCGTATCTGGAATTACCTGACGAGTTCAAGCGAATCGTTGGTGACGATAAAAACTTTACCGCGTCAGCAATGAAGGCCTGCATCAAAGAATACAACGCCACCCTGCCAGCGCCTGTTAAAACCAGCGGCAGCCGCGATGCCTTACTGGAACAGCTGGCGCTTATTAATCCTGACATGGTTGCTCAGGAAGCACAGAAGGCGCAGCCGCTGAAAGTCTCTGGCACAAAGGCCGATCTGATTCAGGCCGTGAAATCGGTAAAACCGGATGCCGTGTTTGCCGACGAATTGCTGGATGCATGGCGCGAGAACCCGGAAGGAAAAGTGCTGGTTACCCGTCAGCAGTTGGCTACGGCACTGGCCATTCAGAAAGCACTGTTGAATCACCCGACCGCCGGCAAGTTGTTGACGCACCCGAGCCGTGCCGTCGAGGTGAGCTATTTCGGCATTGATGAGGAAACCGGGCTGGAAGTTCGTGTGCGTCCTGACCTTGAGATAGACATGGGCGGCCTGCGCATCGGTGCGGACCTGAAAACGATCAGTATGTGGAACATCAAGCAGGAAGGCCTGCGCGCGAAGCTGCACCGGGAAATCATCGAGCGCGATTACCACCTGAGCGCGGCTATGTACTGCGAAACCGCAGCTCTTGACCAGTTCTTCTGGATATTCGTCAACAAAGACGAGAACTACCACTGGATCGCCATCATCGAGGCATCCGAAGAACTGCTGGAACTCGGCATGCTGGAATACCGCAAAGCTATGCGCGCGATCGCGAACGGTTTCGACACTGGCGAATGGCCGGCGCCGATTACCGAAGACTACACCGAAGAGCTCAACGATTTTGATGTGCGCCGCCTCGAAGCGCTGCGCGTACAGGCATAAGGGGGAATACCAATGTCCAATTTAGTCGCAACAACTGAAAACCAGACCCAGAAGATCGACAACGTTTCTATCCTGACGAACGGTGAATTGTTCAACCGCCTGCGCACGCTCTCGGAAGTAATGGCCAATAGTGGAAACTTCGTACCTGAGCATTATCGCGGGAAACCAGATGCGTGCATGGCTGTAGTGATGCAAGCAGCGCGTTGGGGTATGGATCCGTTTGCAGTGGCACAGAAAACCTTCATCGTGGGTAACTCAGGTGTGCTTGGCTATGAGGCACAACTGGTGAATGCGGTAATTAACACCATGGCTCCAACCAAAGACCGGATCCATTTTGAATGGTTTGGTGCATGGGAAAATATCGTTGGCCGCTTCATTAAAAAAACCAGCGGCAAAGGTAACGACTACATCGCGCCGGGCTGGGATTTGCAAGATGAAGCTGGCGTGGGCGTCCGCGCCTGGGCAACGCTCAAAGGAGAATCAGAACCTCGTGAGCTTGTGCTGATGCTTTCGCAGGCACAAGTCCGCAACTCTACACTGTGGGCGAGCGACCCCCGCCAGCAACTGGCCTATCTCGCAGTTAAACGTTGGGCGCGACTGTACTGCCCGGATGTGATCCTCGGTGTCTATACCGCCGATGAAATTGATGAGCGTGAGGAGAAGGTGATCAACCCCTCGTCTGTTGAAAGGGTCACCATTGATGAGATTGCCAGCAGTGCGGGAACATCAGCCAGTGCACAGGAATCAACCAAAAATATCGATCAGTTAGCCGACGATTTGCGTGACCGCATTGAAAAAGCAGTGACAGTCGACCAGGCAAGCGCAATCCGTGGCGACATCGAAACCCAAAAACCAACACTTGGTACCGCGCTATACACGGAACTGAAAAATAAAGCCGTTCGTCAATATCACCTGGCTGATCACCGTAACCGGGTGGAAGCGGCTATCAATTCACTGCCAAATCCTGGAGATCCGGAAGCCGCAGAATCGTTTGCTAAAGCCGAAGGAGTTCTCAATACCGCCAAACGTTACCTGGGCGATGAACTGTATGACCAGTTCCGCATCACCCTGGACGACATGAAACCGGAATACGTGGGCTAAGGGAGGCGGGAGGGTTCGCCCTCCCGGTAACTATATGAGCAAATCACTTAACGCACGATGCATACGCCGCCGTAATCGTGAATCAAATGCGCGCGCTCGCGAACGTGAAACGCCCGCACAACGCAAAGCCAGACTGGAGAAAAACAGATTGAGAATGGCTCTTCGTCGTAAGGGAGGTGCCAAATGAGCCTGAAACACCGCCTGCCCGAGCTGGAAGCCAGCATCGACCCGGCAGCATTGCGCGCAGCCGCCGACGAATATTCGGATCTGCTTATGACTTTGTGCTTGTGCATGAAGATGGCCGGCCCCACCCGGGCTAACGTGCGCGCCTGCGCCACCGAGCTTAAAAAGCGCCTGACAACCTGGCACAGCCATAAAGAGCTCAATGCAATTCTGTCCAGTTGGGATCCCGTTGGCTATGTTCTCGGCCTCCGCCGGGAAGCGAACGACAACGCGCGCGCAGCTGGCGATCCGGTTGATGTTTTTGTGTGAGGTGAATATGCGACTGATTAACCGAAGCAAACAATCACCGCTGGGCCGCCAGGCGTGCGATGCCGCGCTGGCAAAACATGTTGAGCTCTATGGCGATTATGGCAGGCAGAAAATGAAGCGGACCTATACCGTCGTGGTTCAGGGCACAAAAATCACTGTTGAGGTCGTTAATAGGAATTGCAGCTACGTGGCCACGGCCATGAACTGCGCCCGGCGGCTCCGGCATTTATCCGGTCAGGTTTCCTGATATCGAATTATCAATTCGACGCGGCAGGCCAGCTTAAACTCGGTCTGCCGCCTGTGAGGTGTTTATGGCACAGGTCGTTTTTAATGAAGAATGGATCGTTGAATCTCGCCTGACCGAGAGAACTGGACTCACGCAAAGGCAGATAAAAAGTTATCGACTTGGATCATGGATCGAAGGCGTCCATTTCAAAAGGCTTCCCCAGACAGAAGGCGCATGCAAAGAGCGCGCTGTCATTTGGTACAACTTACCCAAGATAAATCAGCTCGTACAGGACGCATGATGACGGCATTACCTACTGGTGTAGAAATTCACAATGGAAAAATCAGGATTTGGTTTCTCTTTCGCGGCAAACGCTGCAGGGAAACACTCAAGGGATGGACTGTTAACAATGCCAACATCAAAAAAGCAGGAAATCTTAGAGCTGCAATAACTGGCGAGATACAAATGGGGACTTTCGAATATGCAAGTCGGTTCCCTGAGTCGAAATCGAAGACATTTGGCGGGGAGGTTCAACCGGTAGAAACATTTGACGACCTCTGCAATCTTTTCCTTGAAAATAAAAGGCTTGAGATTGCAGAGTCATCCTACTTCAATCTCAAATCAATGCTGAGGGTCCTCACTCGGATCATCGGTAAAAACACGCTGATTAAAGATATCCAGCACCACGACATCCTGGCCTGCCGTAGAGAGCTTCTTTACGGCGCTGTTATCCACGATGATTCCCCTTGGCTGAACAAGACTGGCAGAGCCGTTAGTACGGTAAATTTTCGCATTAATGCGCTATGTCTGATGCTCAAGTTTGCCCACCAGAGCAAGTTTGTATCCCATGCGGCTTACGAGAATATTCGTCCATTAAAAAAGGAAAAAACCGTTCCGGATCCATTGCTGCACGATGAGTATGAGCTATTTATTAACGCAATTACGGAATATCACGCAAGAATTTGGCGAGTTGCGATTTTTACAGGACTCCGTCACGGTGAAATTTGTGCACTCGCCTGGGAGGATGTAGACCTCCAAAACGGGAAGATTTACGTAAGCCGCAACGTCACGCAAAAGGGAACGTTTTGCCCGCCAAAGACTAAGGCTGGAGTCCGTACAATCACTCTTCTAAAACCAGCGCTCGAAGCATTACGGGAACAATTTGAGCTAACTGGTCATCTTGACGCGACTAATATCGTTTTCCATCACAGGGAGATAGGTAAATCTGAGCAGCAGGCTCTTCGCTTCGTGTTTCGTCCAAAACCTCAATCGAAGAGTAAGGCCGGGTTCTATTCACGAGGTTCAATATCTTACAGCTGGAAAAGAGGGATGATGCTTGCGAATTTGAGAAGCCGCGATCCTTATCAGTCAAGGCATACCTATGCATGCTGGTCTTTATCTGCCGGAGCAAATCCCTCGTTCATTGCCAGCCAAATGGGGCATGAAAATGCCAAAATGGTTTATACCGTGTATTCAAAATGGATTGGCGATATGGACGAAGATCAGGTCGGGCTACTCGATAGCAAATTCGCAAAGATGTCCCTATAATGCCCCCAAGACTAAAAACACGATAAATTTTTCAAATAATATCAATAATTTAAAGTAAACCGGTAAAGTTAATACCGATTTATGCAATAGCGGCAGACCACCTTGCTGGTTATCCTTTGCAGGCGAGCATAAAGTGACAACGTAACAGAAAGACCATGCCAGCGCGGGGCGCGGCCCCGGCCATGCGCTAGAAAAAAGCGGGTAGTGAAAGCGCCCGCCGGTAACGCTTCAGGAAAGGAATAAGCGCCGCTCGCCTGGCCGCGTTCGGGAAATAAAAACCAAAATAAAACGGGCAAACGGGGCTGCCAGGCGGGATACCGGCTGGCTAGGTGCCTTTACTCACCAGCCGGGCGGCCTGGACAAAGACCTCATCCTCTACCCCGTCCCCCTTCTGTCTGCCCAGCCTCACCAGTTCATCCACGATACTCCCCTGATTAATCTGCTTTTGTGTAGCCACTAAGCTAATGACCGCCGCGCCGATGGCCATGCCAATCAATGCCGTTTGTTCATCTTTATCTTTCAT